GGGGGAGACTGTCGTATGGCCTGCGATTGTCGCGTTCTATTCATGATGTTAATGACCGTAACATGTCAAAGTGGGGTTTTTCCGCGATATCAATACGTCTTACTCATATGTCCAGCAATTGCAATGACATACGAGGGTCATCCGAAAGTAATAGGCTGTCGATCGTGTCGCGCGCCGCTCAAGATGATCAATTGCACATCATCACGAGCGTGCGTTATCCCCCCGGCCCCCCGGACAGAGGGACAGTTCCATAATGTACGTTATGCGCATGAGAACGATACCCGCATGGCGCGGGTCAGAACTCATGCTGATTTGGTTGGGAACTATAAACGCTAGGCGTTTCTCTGCCGATTAGCAACATCATTTATGTCGTCAGCCGGCGCGGAGGAGATACCTTGGCCTCCTGTCCTTTCTGTCGGCGATTCAGTCAGTGATTCGGTTTTCTATTCGCTCGGGACGTCGTTCAAAATCAAATCGCAATCTCAATTCAATCCACTCGCTCGATCTGTGGATACTTCGTTCGTTCGTGGTACGTCGTTCGTGGTACCTCTTTCCATCGTGGTACTCCTTTCGAGGTAGCGGACGCAAAAAGACCCCCGTGCTTGGTAGCACGGGGGCCGAAACGAGTATTTACTTTGTGTTGCCGTTGGTGAGGTTGAGGCCGGTTGCAACCGGCTTATTGTTCTGACGGGACCACTCCTCGGGCGTTACCAGTGTGATGCTGGCGCCGCCCTTACGGTTGGGATTGATGTCCCACTTGAAGTCGCCCATATGCGGGAAGGCGCTTGGCTTGGTCTTGGCCTGCGCCAAGTGCCACGCGACTGTCTCGCCCACCTTGTAACCCTCGTACCGCAAGCGGCTGTCGCCGCGCTTGGCATTGGACCGGACGGCGGCGACCACGAGGTTTGGCGCCACATAGTGCGCAGCGACCCAGCGCTTGCTTGTGGTGCTGGCCAGCGGGGGCACAGCAGGGGCCGTGGACGCGGGCTTGGCGGGGGCCGTGGCCTGCGCCGCAACGGGGGCCGTGGCGGGCTTGGCAGGGGCGGACTTCGTAACGGTGCTGGACTTGGACATGGTGTGTACTCCAAGGTATGCGCGTTACACACGACGGGCTTGTGCCCGTGCGTAGCGCGCTAGCGATGAGAAAGAGCCCGTCGGTGCCCATGCGGGGGGCCGAAGCCCTGCCGCTGCGCTGCACCAAGCATCCCCATATAAGCACGGATCCGTGGCCTTGTGCAAGCGCAGAAGAGGTAGTTGGCATACCGCTTTGGATTATGGTTAACGGATCATTAGTGGTACGTCGGAAGAGGTAGGCCGAACGAACGAGGTATACCACTTCGGAGGTATAACTTTTGAGCTGGAGGGAGCGAGCCGACGCGGGGGAGTACGCCGAGTGAGTGAGGGGAGTGAACCCCCGTGAGCGAGGGCGGGGGGACGGGTCCCATTTATCTGGACCCTTCGCCATATATTATATTTTCGATAACCCACACTGCCAAGTCTCCGCTTTACATCCTATACCGAACACTGCCACCTTATACCGTACACAAATGTACCGAGGCCCACATGGACGAGAAGCAATATACCATGGAGATCTCCGAAGGTATGCGGGAGATGTTCCTAACCGTCGTAAACCACCCCACAGGGGACGTAGATGTACGTCGCAGCCAGATTTTCGCCCACATTGCGTTCACCCATGCCTTCTTGGTCGCCAAGGTCGTTGACGCGACTGATGACAGCATTCAGCGATCTCTCAATGCTGCTCAATCCGAGGCCAGTGCCCGCTTGCAGGACATGGTCGACGCAGGTATCCTTACCTTCGGCGACTACCGCCACTAGGAGCACCCCAGCCATGACCCCTCTCAGCCAGATCCTTGCCCTCGTCGAAGACTACAAGAATCTCTCGAGCGAGTTCGACCAGCTAACCCAGCGTCTCCAGGCCGGAGACATCCCCGTAGAGGTCGACGTGCTCTTCACCGAGGGCTCCTACCGCACCAAACTCATGCTCAGCACCATCGTGACTGAGGTCGACAATGCCCGCAAGATGGTCATGAATTCCCTCATGGCCATCGGCATCGACGTCAACGCATAACCCCGCCCTTGGGCGCGCACCGGGGGAATGGGTGGATCCTTGATTCGTCATCCTAGGCTCTCCCCCTAGTACCATCCGTACCCGCCCCAAGACCCCCTCCCCTCCATCCCCCCGGAGCGGGAGGGGGTTCTACATGGAGAATCCAACCCCAATGCCCCCCCCTTGCCGCCATCCCGGCTGCGCCGAACCCATCGCCCGCGGATCCTACTGCGCCGAACACGCCGAGAGATTCTATGTCAAACACTCAGAACCCCTCACCAAAGACAAACGGCGAGTCGTCGTCCTCAAGAAACACGGAGCATTTGCGAGCGTACCGCTCAAAAGTGATTGAGAACGCTCCATTTATCACGCTCGAGGAGCGCTGACAACCTCCGCGTCATCGCCGACGAACTCGACCGCCGCAACACCCCATGGGATCAACAAGTCAACGAGTATTTCGATGCGCAAATGTCAGACATGCGGGTTCCTGATCAGCAAGACTGAGTGGCGCGTTTTCCATTTCTTGCTCGAATGTCCTCGATGCAGGAGTCGTAGCTTTACCCTTGTCAGCTACCGACGGCCTGACATATCCTGCGCCTCATGCACGCCAAGACCAAAGACTCCGCCAACCAAGTCATGAACCTGAAAGCCTTCGGGTGTGACGACGCATACATCGCAAAGAAACTGAATTTGCATGTGGAGGAGCTCCGCAACATCTATGCAGAAGAACTCCAACACGCTCATACAGATGCGATTGCAAAAGTGGCTGGCAGGCTGTTCACCATCGCTACCACGGGTGACCCCCGTGTAGCGACGAGCGCCGCCATCTTCTGGCTCCGCACCCAAGCCGGTTGGCAGGAACCGCAGAAGCAGCAAGACTCCAAAACCACGGTCAACCTCAATTTCCAAGGTCGCGATGAGCTCCTCGAAGAGCTCGCCAAGACCCTCGAGCCCGAAGGAAAGCCGCAAGTCCAATGATGCCGCCCTTTGATCCCATGGATGACGAAGATCTCGACGACGACGTCGAAGAATAACCCGCATGCGCCACACCCCTCTCCAGAAAGTCAACGACTTCGATCTGCTTGCTCTGGATTGGCAGCGGAGATGGCGTCATGATCGGCACGCCCATCAGGTCCCCCCGGCTGGCGACTGGACCATCTGGCTCTCTCTGGCGGGCCGTGGGGCGGGGAAGACTCGTGGTGCAGCGGAATGGTTGGGATGGGAGGCTTGGCGTGATGCAGGATCTAGAAACCTCGTTGCAGCCCCTACGTCAGGTGATATCCGCGATACGTGCTTTGAAGGCGATTCGGGGCTCCTTAACGTTATCCCAAGTAAACTCATTAAACACTACAATCGATCTCTGCACGAACTCGTTCTTGTTAACGATTCTATGTTCAAAGGGATCGCCGCGTCTGAACCAGAGCGTTTCAGAGGCCCTCAGTTCCATAGAGCGTGGGCTGATGAGTTTGCAGCGTGGGTCGACGACCGAGCCGCCTTCGACATGATGATGTTTGGCCTGCGCCTTGGTCAACGACCGAGGCTGCTAGCCACAACGACTCCCAAACCCAAGGAACTCATCCTCCATCTCCTCAAAAGGGAGATTAAGATCGGAGATCCCGTGTCCGATGGCAAGGACACGATCGTCACCCGTGCGTCTACCTACGTCAATCTCAAGAATCTGGCACCCACGTTCCGCGATAGCATCCTCAAGTATAAGGGGACGAAACTTGGACGACAGGAAATTGACGCTGAAGTCATCAACCCTGAAGAAGCCGGTATCATCCAGCGGTCTTGGTTCAAGCTCTGGCCCCATTACAAACCCCTGCCAGAGTTTTCTCTCGTCATTGTGAGTCTCGACACGGCATTTACCGAGTACACCCGAGACAAAAAGTCGGGAGATCCAGATTATAGCGCCTGCGTTGTGCTCGGTTTCTTTCGTGATGACAAAGGTGAGCCAGGAATTATGATTTTGGATTGCTGGCAGGACAAAATTGGCCTCCCAGACCTGATCGAGCGGACTAAAAAGGAGATGCAGGTGGAGTATGGCGAGCTTAAGAAGCCCGCCATCCGCCCTCAATTCGGCCCCAATTACATCCCCGATTCGGGAAAACGTCCTGACGTTTTGCTGATCGAAGACCGCGGGTCTGGTATCTCCCTGCGGCAAATGCTTGCACGCGAAAATATCTTCGCGTATGCTTACAACCCGGGAAAAGCGAAGAAATTGGATCGTCTACACGCCGTCAGCCACATCTTTTCGCACGGGTATGTCTGGCTCGTAGAGAGCGAAAGGTTCCCAGGTCAGCCGAAAAGCTGGTATGAGACTGATGCACGCGGGGATTCTGGTCTAATACCTCAGCTTTGCACGTACAGCGGCGAAGGATCAATCAAGCACGACGACCTTATGGATGCCTGCGTTCAAGGTGTTCGCTACGTAGTGGATCGTCAGCTGATTACAGTCACTCCGCGACCCAAGGAAGACGAAGACGAGCCGGTCAAGCGGTACGCCAACCCCTACGCAGAGTAGCCCCATGCGCTCCATAGATTTTCGCGACCTGATTGCAGCATTCCCGGGTCGCAAATATAAAGAGGGCGGTTCGGTCAATCCCGATGATATTCGTCCCCATCGTAATATTCTAGATGGAGATCAAAAAGCTCGTCTATGGCGAGATACAGGTGATCCTCATCAAATGATTATGGATTCTGCCCGCCCTAAAAACCGATGGCTTCCTCTACCCGAACTAGAACAGCCTAAGAAGTTCGCAGAAGGTGGTTTTGCGGATAACTCGCGTCCGGGATCCTCTGCGGGGGATTATTCATGGATGAACGGCATGAGCGCAGCCGACCCATGGGGTGGTATGGTCATGCCCGGTATCAACACGAATATCGATTTCGGAAACGGTTTCGGCATGGGACCGGGATACGATAATAACGGTCGTGCTATCGGTGGTGGAGGCAACACTAATTTCGGTGCAAGCTGGTCTAAACCCGTTGCGGTCTCCGGTAATCCTGCAGATGCTGCGACAGGTATTCTGAGTTCTACTGGTCAGCAGACAACGCCCGCAGAACAACCCACATTCGCAAATTTCAGCTATACGCCGACTCCGACGCCTACCCCCACACCGGCAGCGACGGAACAGCCCACGTTTGCGAATATAAATTACTCGCCCACTCCGACCCCGACGGTCAATGATTTCTATTCTGCACCGAGTGCCGCTGCTCCGCCTAGCTGGGATCACAGTAATGCGGTAAATACGGAAGATCAGCAGGCCAGTTCGGTTAATTTTCAACCTGCCCATCCTGCGACGCCTACCCCTTATTGGGGGAGTAGCGCGCACGCTCAGGCAGATCTTAACAAGGCGTTAACCGAAGCTCCGGATAATTGGCAGACGGGCACTGATCTCGATGCCATGAATGCTCGTGCGCGTATTATTCGCGATAACGTCAAAATCGGCTCTGCGGCTGCGGGTCAGTCCTATTCCGGTTATGGTATCGATAAGATCACAGCCCGCGTCATGGCGGAGAGCAAAGGTTTAGCTGATGCCGAGAATACACAGGCAGGTGTTCATGCGGGTCTAGCGCAATGGTCTCCTGCGCGATACGCACAGATGACAGACTATACGAACGGTCTGCCCAGCAATCTGGATAACGTCCAGAAACAGGCACAATACGTCGGTTACAGCTACGGCACCCCCGGACACGGTCTGCTGACTTCTAATTTTGCCACGGCGCAGAACGATCTTAGTGGTTCTGATCCGACTAGAGCAGATTTAGCTACCGCCGCGTATGAACGTCCTGAAAATTGGAAGGGATACAACACGCCGTTGTCGTCTCTGGGTCAGAATGGTAACTACAGCAAGGCGGCCGATACGCATTATAATCGACTGTCTAATGCGGCTGGAACATACAATAATCCTTCTTATTCCGCTGGATCATCTTCTGTTTCCAGCGATATGAATTCTGGATTCAACTTATCTTCCGCACCTGTATTCGCGAGTCTGGCTGTTCCGTCGGTAATGCCTGCGTCTCCCCTAGCGCATCCGGTCAGCAATACCCCGGCGTGGGCTCGTGCTGATTTTCAGCAGCCTGATCATCCTTTTACGCCGACACCGACGCCGTCTGTTCCGAACTATGATCCTTTGTCTTCTATCGCAGTGCCGAGTCTGCCTAAACAGGTACAGACTGAACGAATTCAGGTAACTCCTAATTATGTAGATCCGTCGACTGTCAGATCCATCACACCGAGCTATGATCCGTTGAGTAGCGTCCGGGCACCCACCGCAGATGTGCCGGAAGGATCTACTATATCTTATGATCCAAAGGAGCAGGTAGAGCTTCGTGCTCCGCCGCTGCCTGCGTTGGCGCGCGATTTCCTTTCCGGATCGCCCGCAGCCGACGGTTTTGCAATCTCCCCCGGCATCCCGGTAGGGGATATGAAAAATCCTTTCGGAGCTCAGATAGTCGGTACGGCTAACGTGGAGGGTGTTCCTCGATTTGCTCAGATGGCTATGGCTGGTGATGCCAACAGCTACAGTCCGCCGGCAGGGCTTACGAGTTATCGCGATTGGGGAACGGGTCGAATGGTTAATCCGCAGCCGGAAGGTATGCGTGGAGACCGTCCGGCGGGTACTGCTGCGGGCGGTAGCACCCTTACACCTCAGGAGAGCGAGGTACAGCGCAAGATTGTGTCTGGTGAGCAAATCAGTCCGTTGGAAGGTACGAGTGATATCGATAAAAAGATCATGCAGGCCCTTCCCATGGTGGCAAATATCGCAATGCCAATCATGATGGGTCCGTTTGCTCCGCTCTTTATGGCCGCTAATCTTGGGGCAAAGGCTCTGACCGGAAAATCCCTTATTCAGCATATGGCAGATAATCCCGGGGATATTACCGCTCTGGGTCTAGATCGTATTGGTGGTGAAAACGGGACGGATGCAGTTCAGAATCTACAACGGTTAGCTAAGGCTGGAACGGAAGGAACCTGGATGCCGATCAAGAATTGGTCTCCAACGCAGACTACAACGGATGTTCCTGATGTAACCTCCCCTGTTGTCTCTGATTCTAACTTGTCAAACCAAACCAACAGGCGGTATATTCCAGCAGTGGATTTTGCCTCGTATGGCGAACACCCTGAGCATAGCTTCTTCGAGGACGTGGCATGAACGACGATAACAGCGCCGTCCCTGATGAGGATGACGACAAGCATTTTCCCATCTCGGATATTCTCGAGAATGAAGACGGGTCGGCTACTGTCAAATTCGATGACAGACCGACACCTGTGGATGAAAATCCGGAGTTTTACGCCAACCTAGCTGAATCTATTCCTAGTCCTGAACTAAACAAGATCGGAATGGAGATTAGCGAGCTTATCGAGAAAGATGTCTCGGTTCGTGAAGGGCGTGACAAAATCTATGCCGAGGGTATTCGGCGCACGGGTTTCGGTAATGATGCTCCGGGTGGTGCCAAGTTCCGTGGAGCCTCCAAAGTTGTTCATCCTATGATGACTGAGGCGTGTATTGATTTTTCCGCCAAAATCATCGGAGAACTCTTCCCGCGCTCGGCACAGGGACCGGTCAAGGACTTTATTCCAGGTGAGGTCACTAAGGATAAGGTCGATAAGGCCAAGCGCAAGACTCGTTATCTGAATTGGCAGCTCACACAGGAGATGCCCGAGTTCCGTGGCGAGTTGGAGCAGGGTCTGACACAAGAGCCTTTGGGTGGCGCCTTCTACGTCAAGATGTATTGGGACGTACCGCAGGACCGCATTCGTCCGTTGATCATCTACATTGATGATCTTATTCTGCCGTACTCTGCTAACAGTTTCCTTGGTGCTGAAAGAATCACACATCGTCAGATTTTGACTAAATATGAGTTTCAGCGTCGTGTTCAGAGCGGACTGTACGTCGATATCGGTGACCTTAGCGCACCTCTGCCGGATGAGACTCAGACTCAAGCGGCTATCGACAAGGTACAGGGGGCTGAACCCGAAGCCACTAATGAGGATGGCACTCGCGAAATTTATGAAGTTCAGACTTTCTGGACTATCGAGGGTGATTTCCCTAGTCCCTACATCATCACTATCGATAAAATCAGCAAGCGAGTGCTTGCAGTCTATCGAAATTGGGAAGAAAACGATGAAAAGCGCCTTGCGCTTGAGCATATCGTTGAATTCCCTTTCCAGCCGTTCCGTGGGCCTTACCCTATCGGTCTTCCTCATCTAATCGGGGGTTTGTCCGCCGCTTCCACGGGTGCTCTGCGCGCAATTCTAGACTCAGCTCACCTCAATAACGCTCAGGCGGCTCTCAAGCTGAAGGGCGGTGGTAAGGGTGGGCAGAACGCTGACATTATTCCGGGCGAAATTAAGGAGATCGAAGGGGCTGTAGCCTCCACCGATCCCGATATTCGCAAGGTGGTGATGCCCATCCCGGCAAATCCACCTAGCAATGTACTTCTCGAACTCCTCGGCATGCTCACAGAAGCTGGCCGGGGTGTGGTCCGCACGTCCATGGAGGATTTGCCGGACAAGATGGGCACGAATATGCCTGTTGGAACAACGCTCGCGTTGATCGAACAAGGCATGACCGTGTTTTCGGCGATCCATGCTCGTAATCACGACGCGTTTGGTCGTCTGCTTAAGGTTATGCACCGCCTCAATCGTCAAAATATCGTCGAACGCATCGTTTATGACGAAACTGGCGAGTTGATGGTTCGTCGCGAGGATTTTGAGGGTCCTATCGACGTTATTCCGGTGTCTGATCCTAATGTATTCAGCGCCGTTCAGCGTGCGACTCAGTCTCAATTCATCGCTCAGCGTCAGATGGTAGTGCCGGGCTTGTATGACCCCCGAGCCGTTGAGGAGCGGCTGCTTGAAGACGCCAAGATTCCCAATGCCAAAGCGCTTCTCGTTCCTAAGCCTGAAGCCAACAAGCTCAACGCCATCAACGAGAATATCGCCGCCAGTCGTGGCCAGCCGGTGGTGGCGTTCCCGCAGCAGGACCATCTTGCGCACATCCAGATACATCTGGACTTCATGAAATCGCCTTTCTTGGGGATGAATCCTATCATCGCCCCCAAGTTCATTCCAGCTATGCTCGACCACATCGCTGAGCACATTACGTTCTACTACTTAACCCATGTCTATGAGATTGTCTCTCAACAGCTCGGCATGGAGCCAGAAGTAGTTATGAAGCTCAAAGACGACGAGGTCGATAACCAGTTCGAACAGCTTCTGGCCATGGCGAGCCAGCTTGTCGTGCCGGATGTTGAGAAGGCTTTCCAAGGCATTCCGCCCATCATCCAGCAGGCTCAGACATTTATTCAGCAGAATATGCCACCGCCTCCGATGGATCCTGCCGCAGCGACCCTCCAGGTTGCCAAGATGCAGAACGACACGGAGCAGGCCAAGATTGCTCAGCAGTCCAAGGACAAGCAGACCGACAACGTTGTTCGTCTGCAGACTGCCAAGACTCAGCAGCAGACAGCTACGGCCACTGCGCAGCTTACGGCGGCCACTGCTGAGAAGAATATTCAGAAGGAACTGGCTCTCCAGACCATGGAGGACCAAACCAAGCGCGATATCAATGCAGAGGATAACGCGACTGCCATGCACATCGCTCACGAGAAGATCGAGAACGATATGCGTACCAATCTGCAGAACGGTAATTCACTAGGAGAAGAATGATGTCGCTCCCCAAGGTTACTTCGCACAACCTTCTGGCCACGGGTCAGGGTAAGAAGCTCTGTGCCCCCGGCAATTCTATCTCGTACGGCGCCAAGTCCGGCAACGTCAAGGGCACTGCGTCCAATATGAGCGGATATGCTGGCAAGAAATCCGCAAACAATGTGCCGGGGACGACCAAGAACATGCATCCGATTCATGGCAAGAAAAAGTGACTTGTCAAGTATAGACAGGTCACTATATCATGCTTGAAGTGTTGATTCGACGACTCGAACTATTGCAACTCGAGATTGCAACCGAGTCGATGAAACAGCCGGCGAAGGATCCATTTGATCACGGGACCCAGACTGGCAAGTATGCTGGTCTGGAACTCGCCAAGCAAGCGATCCGCTCGCTCCTTGAAGAGGCAGATGAGAAGGAAAAGCATCTTTGAACGCCGTCGCTAGGGTCACATTTGACCAATCACTGGAAGAGGCCTTTCCGGATGTTAATCCGGGTATGACGCCTCTTGGTGAGCGCGTGCTCTTGCAGATCCGCAATGAGCCTACCAAGACCAAATCGGGTCTTGTAATCTCGCTCAACGCACAGGCCACCATGGGAGACAACTGTCAGGTGGCCAAGGTCGTCGCACTCGGACAGCTAGCTTTCAAGAATCGCTCAACGGGCGAGTCCTGGAAAGAAGGAGCTTGGTACAAGGTCGGCGATTACGTTCGTGTCCCTAAGTATCTTGGCGACAGGTACACCATCAAGGTGTCCGAAGACGTCAAGGCGGAATTCACGATGCTTAAGGACCATGAGGTTCTTGGTATCGTGCATGACCCCCTCGCGATGAGAGGATACATGGGATGAGTGCCGATCTCGAAGACGACCAGAACGAAGAGCTTGCTCCTGAGAATAATCAGGAGGCAGGGGATGACGCAGGAAATACCCCTGCCAGTCTCGCAGACGAAGACGACGATGACGACGAAGGTGAAGACCTACGCGTCGCTCACGAACAGATTGAAGACCCACAGGAAGAGGCTCGTGCTCGACGTCAGCGTCGAAAAGAGCGTCAGCGTGCCGCCCGTGAGCGGACACAGGCCGAGCTTCATCAGCTTCGCGAAGACAATCGTCAGATCCGCGCTATCCTTGAATCCATGGGCGGCACCGTCCAGCAGACCTATGCTCAGTCTGTAGAGCAGCGTCTCGGATGGGCTAAACAGCATCTTCAGGTAGCGGAACAGCAGATTGCAGATGCTACGAATCGCGGTGATGGCGAAGCACTGACCAAGGCGCTCCGATACCGTGACGAGGCCAGCAGGGCTCAGACAGCCCTGGAGCGCGAAATAGGTAGGTTGCAGCAGGGTGGACAGCGCCCGACCGCTGGTGCCACTCAGCAGGTCCAGGAAACGCGACAGCAGCAGGACGCGCCCGTGGCGCGCAGCTTGGCGCAGGAATGGGCCGCAGCGAATCCTTGGTTCGACTACAACTCCACGGACCCCCGGTCCACCGCCACTCGTCAGGCTGAACAGACCTTGATGCGTGAGGGCAAGGACCCCAACACACGTGAATTCTGGCGTGAGCTTTCTAAACGTTCTGGTGAAGCCATTGCCAAGCTGTCGCCTCCCCCCAAGAGGGGCGGTCCTCCGGTGGCTGGAGCCGCTGGCGGTGCCAAGGGTGACAATTTCCAACTCTCTGCTGAAAGAGTCCAGGCTATCAAGGACGCTGGCGCATGGGAAGATCCCGATCGCAAGGCGCGAATGATCAAAGCCTACAAGGATTTCGATAAGCAGAATCAGCGGCGCGCTGGATAAGGAGCGTACCATGGCCGAAGATAACCGTTTGAAGAAGCCCGAAGCAGACAATCGTACTGCTCACGCTGCGAGTGATCTTGCCGTCACTCAGAATGTTGAGATTTCCGACGCTGCTCGTGTGGAGCTTCTCCGGGGAATGTACTCGCAGGCGATCCTGCCCGATATTCCTCCCATCAAGGGGTTTCACGTCTGTTGGCTCGCCGCCAATAACAGTCGTGATAGCATTGTCCAGCGCATGCGCCTTGGCTATACCCCCATCCGTCCCGAAGAACTGCCCGAATTCAATTTTCATGAGACTTCGGTGCAGCGCGGAACGTCGTTCGGTGATGTCATCACTATCAATGAGATGATGGCATTCAAACTTCCAGAGACGCTCTACCAGCTCTATATGACAGAGATGCATCATAAAGAGCCCCTGCGTCAGGAAGAGACGTTGAAGCAACAGGTTGATCGGATGCGTGCGGATGCACAGGCCGTTGAAGCGGATCTTGAGGAATACGACGGAATGCAGACCCTGCGTCAATCTGTCAAACCTCCAACTTTCACGGGGTAAGCAATGTCTGCTGTCAACGCCCCGTTCGGTTTCAAGCCTATCTATCACCCGAGTGGTCTCATTCGGGCGCAGGCTTTTCCGGACGGCATCGCTTCTACATACGGTACCGCGATCTACGCGGGTATGCCGGTCATCCTGAACACCAACGGTACGATTACCGCTGGCACTTCGAACGCCGATATTCTCGGTGTTTTCGCCGGTGTCCAGTATACTCCTGCCGGTGGTGGTCGCCCGATCATCCAGCCGAACTGGCCCGCTGCGGCGACCTACGACGCTGGAACCTGCACCGCCTATGTGTATACCGATCCAGACATCGTCTATAAGGTCCAGGCCGACGGCTCCGTCGCTGCGACCGCGCGTGGCGATCAGGCAGACGTCTCGAACGTCTCCAACGGCTCGGTCTACACAGGTACCTCGCAGTCGACTCTTTCCGCTTCGCTCAAGGGCGTCGGCGTGCAGGGTCAGTTCCGTATCATCGACCTGTTCCTTGATCCGGGCAATGCGTGGGGTGACGCCTTTACGGTTGTCAACGTGCAGATCGCGCGTCATCAGTACATCTCCAACAAAGTCGCAGTCTAAGGGAGATTGACCGATGGCAGTCCCGATGCGCAGTACCGACTTTCGTGCAATCGTCGAGCCGATTCTCACGGAAGAGTTCAACGGTATCTACGACCAGCGTGCAGACGAGTGGAAGCAGGTGTTCCGTCAGGTCACCGGCACTCCGCGCGCCTATCACGAAGAGCCTGTCCTGTACGGGTTCGGCACCGCTCCGGAGCTTCCGGACGGTATGCCGGTCACCTATGAGCAGGGTGGTGTGCTCTACATCAAGCGGTATGTGTACCGCGTCTACGGTCTGGGCTTCGCTCTCACGCAGGTCCTTGTCGAAGACGGCGACCACATCCGTATTGGCTCCACGTACTCCCGTCACCTCGCTCAGTCGCTGATCGAGACTAAGGAGACGCTGGCAGCTAACATCCTGAACCGTGCCTTCAACGGCTCGTATCTTGGTGGCGATGGTGCTTCGCTCATCTCTACCTCGCATCCGACTGTGACGGGTACGTCTTCGAACCAGCTGACGACCTCGGCTGCTCTGTCCCAGACCTCTCTGGAGCAGATGCTGATTCAGATCCGTAACGCTACGGACGCGAACGGCAAGCGCATCAACCTCACCCCTGTTCAGCTCGTGCTCTCTCCGAGCAACGTGTTCCAGGGCGAGGTTATCCTGAAATCGGTGCTGCGCACCGGTACGGCGAACAACGACATCAACCCCATCAACTCGATGGGTCTGCTGAAGCAGGGTCAGGCCAACTTGTCGCGTCTCACCTCCGCTACGGCGTGGTGGGTCCAGACGGATGCGCCCGAGGGTCTGAAGCTGATGATGCGTCGTCCGCTGCAAAAGGGTATGGAAGGTGACTTCGACACCGACTCCATGCGCTACAAGGCTACCGAGCGCTATGACATCGGCTGGACCGACTGGCGTTCGATCTTCGGTACGCCCGGCACCTAAGCCGGACCGCTTGGGGGAGGGGTTCAAGCCCCTCCCTTCGGCGCACGATACCCTCTATACGTCAAGCTCTTCAAGGAGAAGACAATGCCGCAGTTTGATGATGATCTCTGGCTTGGCCCGGTCCTCGGCCGCCAGACGCAGGGAGCCGCTGGGTCCGCTCCTCCTTCTCGTGGTTTTGGCCCTCTTGGTCGTATCTACGTTTACGACATTGTCCCAGCGACTCTGTCCGCAACTGCGGTGTGTGCTGCTCAGGCCATCTCCGGAACCAACGTCTCAGCCCTCATCAACGGTGCCTCCGCCTCCGGTGGCGTTGCGACCCTTGATGTTGCCCGCTGCCCCAACATTGTCAGCTCCAACGCTGGCGACACCACGCAGACCGTGACCCTGACGGGTACCGATATCAACGGTTATACGATCACCGCTGTCAAGACGCTGAACGGTACCTCTACCGTTATCTTCGATAAAGCGTTCAAGACGGTGACGTCGGTGGTGGTCTCAGCCACCATGGCGGGCAACCTCTCGGTGGGTAGCTCTGACCGTTTTGGCCTGCCTGTGGTGGTCTCGAACGTGGCCTACATCGCCTCGGTCAAGTGGAACTCCACGCTGGCTTCGGATGCAGGCACCTTCGTCGCTGCGGACGCTACCTCCCCGGCCACGGCCTCTACGACCGACGCTCGTGGAATGTACACTCCCTCGGCTAACGCCTCCAACGGTGTCCGTCGTCTCGTCATTGGTATCATGTTGACGGGTCTTCAGGTTGGTCCTAACGCTACGTTCGCTGCCCTTAACGGTGCTCTGTAATCCGGGAGGGCTGCTATGCGCAGGGTCACAAGGTCCTTAACTGGATCGGCGACGGGGGCTACGGCCCCCATCCCTATGGATGTCAATCAGAACCCCTTCAACGTGGGTATGGGTGTCGTTGTTTCTGCAACGGGTACCTACACGGTGGAGCACACGTTCGACGACATCTGGGACACAACGGTCACTCCGACTTGGTACCCCAATACCGGATTGACTGCTCAGACGGCGAATAAGGATGGCAACTACGCTTTTCCTGTCTCCGCCATTCGTCTCAATGCCGCCGCGAATACAGGCAGCATCACGCTGACCGTTATTCAGGCGACCGATACATCGGGGTAAGCCATGGGCGTTTCTGCTGATAATGGCCCCTCTGAACTCGATGTAATCGCTCAGGGTGGTGCTAACTTCACTGCTCGCATGGACTCGTTCTATGCGGCTAAGACTGCAATGGAAGAGGCGGTTGCCGCTTTCAATTTCGGCAAGGCGGCGAAAGACGCTTTTGACGAAGCAACGGATGCCAGAGCTAAGGCCAAGGATGTCCTCGATAAGGCAAAGGCTAAGGCTGCTGAAATCATTGCGAATGCTCAGCAGACGGCAGACGAACTCACGACAAAGGCTCAGGATGGGATCAATGCCCGAGTCAATGCCCTTCAAGTTCAAGAGGCCGACCTCAAAGCTCGCACAGCGGCTTTTGATCAGCAGGTGGCTGACGCCACGGCTGAGGCTAAAGCATCAGCAGCTGAGTCCAAAAAGGCCACTGCCGAGCTCAAGAAAGCAACCGCCGCAGCTGAGAAAGCACAGGCTGACGCAGATGCCGAAAAGCTGGCGGCACTGGAGGCTCGCAAGAAGTATGAGGATGCTTACGCAAACCTCATGAACTCTATTCAGGCTGTGAGGGTGGAATGAAAATCGTCACTTACACCTTCAATTTCCTGAAGGCACTCAGGGCTGCGGCCACGGCTCAGTCCGAAAAGGCGAATGCTACAGCACAGGCTGGGGCTAGCCTTATCATGAACCAGCGGGTTGAGGATTTCCTTAACCCGAAAGGTATCTTCCATGTCACTTGCTATGATAAAAATGGCAAGCTGAAATGGGCTGTCGAATGCCCGAATACGGTTACGACCGAGGGCAAGAATGCCATGCTCGACAAGTTTCTGGGTCTGGGTGCTGCCTATGCCGCTATCGGTATGGGTCTGCACACGACCGTGGGTAACGCCTCCAGCACGTATGCGACCCCGTCGCCGCAGGTCGAAAGTGTCGTCTATTCCAATGCGAACAGGCCGACCCCGTCCTTCTCGGCTGCGTCGGCTGGCTCCAAGGCGACGTCATCCGCCGTGGCTTTCAACATCAACGGCTCGGCCACCATCACGGGTGTATTCCTCGCCATTGGTGCTTCGGCTGTCACGACTAAGTCCGACACAGCGGCCTCTCCGGGTGTGCTGCTTTCAACGGGCACGTTCTCCGGTGGCTCCCGTGCGGTAGTCAGCGGTGATACGCTCAATGTGACGTATTCACTGGCGCTGTAAGTCATGCTTGTAACGCATGCTTTCTCGAATACACAGGCGGATGCGACCGGCACAGCTACGATCTGGAATGGTACTACCACTTCCACAATCGCAGCGACTGCCGTGCCGCGTCCGTCTGACTGGAATAGCGGCCACATCCTCGCTTTTACTCTCACTGGAAATACAATCAATCAATCTACATTCACAGGTACTCAGCTCCGTTTTTCTGGTGCTGGTGGTGTTCAACTTGGTATCTCTAACAGCTCTTTGATCATTAGCGGACCTTCTCTGGCAACCGCCTACAATGAGTTTAAAGAGAGTCCGATGGTTGCGGGACAGGTGGGCCAAGGCTCTCTGCATCTTCAACGCTGGAATATGCCCGATATCCAGTTTGACCGTATCGTCATGCCTATTCAGGCATCGGCCACTACTGGTCAGACGGGTACCGTCACACTCTCATTCCATGTTGGCATCTATACATTCAGCGGAAGTTCCCTCTCGTTGTGGGGTTCTACCTCTGGATCTACGTCACAGTCATTCCAGGGAACGGGTCAGAACTCGCTCATCACGGGTCTCCGTATTATCTCTTTCCCGTGGACTACGACTTTCCAGGGATTTCCGGGTGCCGTCATTGGTATCCTGAGCCGCACCACTACAGCGGGCGGCGCTTTCTCTGCGTCTCAGATGCTGGCTTCACAGGTGAACTCGGGTGTCAACGGGTTCTTTGGCTCTACCCTGACCGCAGGTTCTGCTCAGCTCTCTGCTGGTCACGGCGTGTGGACCACTACTTCCACAGCACTACCTGCGAGTGTGGGTATCTCTGATATTCGCGAAACGGCTTCCGCTCAGATGCGTCCACCGCAGATTGTGTTCATGAAGGGTACCTTCTGATGAAACCCGAACTCGTCACCATTGGTGTCGGCAAGCATAACGAGAATATCGAGAACTCGTTCCAGCGCATCCTCGAGGGCGCTAGCTGGAAGAAGCAGCGCATCGTAGTCATCATGCCTGCGGCACGGGATATTCCGACTAAGGTTGCTCTCACTCATTGGTCACTTATCTTTCCACCGAATCAACCCGTGTTCCGTATGCTCGCCCTTGGACAAGAAGTGGGTGAAGCGTACAACAACGCTATAGAGCAGGTCCTTGCGCATCCGGAGCTTTCCACTTGGGAATTCATCCTGACGATCGAGCACGACAACATCCCCCCGGCTGACGGGGTGATCGAACTCATCAAACAGATGGAAGCTCATCCGGAGTTGTCGTGTATTGGAGGACTGTATTGGACCAAAGGTGAGGGTGGTCAGCCCCAAATCTGGGGTGATCCAAAAGATCCGATTGTTAACTTCCGTCCGCAACCGCCAGAGCCGGGGAAGCTTCTCGAATGTTGCGGCACGGGAATGGGTTTCAACCTCTGGCGCATCTCCATGTTCAAGGATGATCGTCTTCGTAAGCCATGGTTCAAGACGATTGCCGGGGCAGAGGGAGTTGGCACTCAAGATCTCTATGCCTGGAACGATTTTAGGAAGCACGGATACAGGTGCGCTGTCGACTGTAGCGTTCTCGTCGGTCATTATGATTCCTCTACGGAGATTGTGTGGTGAAGCTCGATTTTGGGTGTGGTCCGAATAAAAAAGCCGAGTTCACGGGTGTCGATCAATACCCCTTTGAGGGTGTTGACATCGTAGGCGACGTGACCGATCCACACTTTTGGAACCAGTTTGAAGATGATTCTGTTGAGGAGGCCCATGCAAGCCACTTCGTAGAGCATCTGACTGCTATGCAGCGATGTCTTTTCTTTAATCAGCTTTATCGTATCCTCAAAACGGGTGGGCAGGCTGCTATCATCACTCCGCATTGGGGTTCCTGTCGTGCTTACGGTGATCCTACTCACCAGTGGCCTCCGGTGAGCGAGTTTACGTTCTACTACTTAGACAAGCAGTGGCGCGATACGAATGCTCCTCATTCTGATGGTCAAAACTGGCCCGGTGGCTATACTTGCGACTTTACCACTACGTGGGGATATTCCTTGCACAATTCACTGCTGACACGCAACCCTGAGTTTCAGTCTTTTGCGGTCAGTTTTTACAAAGAAGCCGCTCAGGATTTACACGCCACTCTAACCAAGAGGTAGGTGTGACTACATCACTCAATCCTTCGGATAAATCCGCATCGATAACTCTTTCAAATAATAATCTGACGTGGCAGTCTACTGGCGCGGCGGTCACGTATTTTGATGCTCGTTCTGTTGACACTGTATCTGGAAAAGTATATTTTGAATGGGTAGTCAATAACCGCACACCGGGACAAGAAGCTCTTGCTGTCGGTATCGCTACGACCAGCGCTTCGCTGACCAGCTTTCCAGGAAACACGACGGATAGCTGGGGATATTATTCTGAAGCAGGTACCGTCTGGTTCAATAACGCTGTCGTTACGACCATAGGTCTCGGTAACTATGTTGGTGCGGTAATCTGCACCGCATGGGATGACGATAATAAGCTTATCTGGATTAAGGTAGACGGTGGCAATTGGAATAACTCGTCTACGGCTAATCCTGCCACGGGGACTGGAGGAATCAGCGTCTCTGGACTGTTAGGATCAGCAGGTGCTCGCAAGGTTATCGTTACTTCGGCCAACCCTAACCGGGCCGACCAAGGCACGCTGCGCTTCACAGCCGGTACGTGGACGTATGAACCTCCTGTAGGGTTCTATGAAATCAATTCTCCTGCGCCGCGTATTCGTGCAATTCAGGCATCGGTAGAAGGTCGCGCGGCTGCGGTCACGAGTACCACATCGGTATTCAATACCAATCCGACAAGCGGCAACCTCCTTGTCGCTTGGGTGGCGCTGTACAACGGCTCTGCCGCTGTCACGGGTACTGTCACGGATAACAAGAGCAATACGTGGACTCGTCGCGCTCAGCAAACCACAGGTCTGGCTACGGTTGAATTGTGGACTGCCCCTGTTACGTCGACAGGAGCCAGTTTTACAATCACGGCTACCGCATCTGCGGGTAGTTCTCAGATAAATGTCGTTGCTGTTGAGTTCTCTGGGTTAAGCGGTTACGACACCAATGCCACGGCTACGTCTGGCGCGTCCTCTACATCACTAACACTGACAAGCGGTACTGCCTCTGCAGATTATAGTCTGTCTGCTATTATCGCTGCTTCTGACAGTGGGAGTACAAACTCCGGCTATATCGTTCCACCCGCCTACACTTCAGTCAGTGTTCAGCAGAGCTCTGCCAGCGTCGTAGGATATATCGGATCCTTCGACGATTCTGTTTCGGGGCGTTGGCCTATCATCGCTACTCAACAATACAATGCTCAGACGAATATGAGCGCAGCGATGATCGTGTTATCTGTATCTACCCCCGCAACAGGTGCAGATCTTTCACAAGCATGGCAACCGAATGCATTTCTCTGGTTTCCGCAAGTCGGTGGTGGCACCGTTATCAATGTCAGCCTGTCGGAGACGGCAACGGCGGCAGAGACCATAACTGTCACTATGACCATGCCGGTCACCCTTGCCGAGACAGCATCCGCACTAGAGACGATATCTGGCGCTCTGATCATGTCTGTCAATATGCCGGAGACAGTTACAGCGAATGAGACTGTCACTGCTGCGGTGACCATGCCCGTCACGGTCAGCGAGACGGCTTCTGCGCTGGAGACCATTACCAACATCATGACCCTTGTGGCTACGATGTCGGAAACTGCGACTGCTGCTGAGACCATCACGAATAACATGGTCCTAGTCGGCACGGTTACTGAAAGCGGCAGCGCCAGTGATACGGCGAATGGTAATCTGATCATACCTGTTTCCGTATCCGAAAGTGGTTCGGCTGTCGATACCATCACGGGTGGGTTGCTCCTGTTGGCCAGTGTCGCAGAGACCCTGAGCGCAAGCGACTCCCCGGCCTGCGCACTCAGCATTTTCGGAGTATGTAGCGAGAGCGGAACGGCTTCTGACACGTCTACCGCCAATATGGTCATGCCCGTCAGTGTCTCTGAAACACTGGCAGCGGCTGAGACTATCCTCGCCAACATCGTCATGAATATGACGATCTCTGAGGCGGGCAATGCTGTCGATTTGTCAGCCCTACAGGGTGCGACATATAATGTCGATGTTGCTGAAGTTGCGAGCGCTGCTGATCTTCAAAGCGCTGCTCTCAGTATCGCAGTCAACATTGCTGAATCAGCTTCGGCGCTAGATACTCAGACCAATACAGCCACGCTCGTGGCTTTTGTTGCTGAGTCTGGTAATGCGAATGATACAAGCGATGCGAGCGGAGGTGGTGGGACGACTATCTACTCAGTTGGTGGTAAATACGTCACGGGTAGATTTCTGACCATTACTGTCTATTATCCACAGATCGGCGTAACCAAACAGACGGATGATTGATATGGGTAAGCTCGGAGCAATGCGTGGTGTCCCCGGTATGAAACGCCGTGGTCATCCTGTCACGACCAATGCCAAGCCGCCAAAAAAGCCGGTGGTGGCCAAGGCCCCCATGGCGACCCCGCTGGCCGGGCTGGCGAGCCCACTGGCGGCCTTGACCAAGGGGGCGGCGGGTAGGGGTACCGGCTTTGCTGCCGTGCCACAGGGCGCCTCCCCAGCGGGTTACAAAAAGGGTGGAAGGTGTAAGTAACTTACGCTCGCGGGTGAGTTGGCGGGTGTCCGTTCAGTAGTCCCGCCTCCCCTCCCCCAGCTGTGAACCGTAGCCGCTAGCCCGCAGCGACGCCGGGGGTGGACGTAAGCCTCTATATGCTGGCACTTGTCGGCGTGTGAACACAAGTGGTAATGTGTTGCATTGAGCCTGCCTCTGAGCGGTTGGCTGATGCTTGAATGAGAGGGCATCAGCATTGGCAACCTCGGGCCTTATCGGCAGCACTGCGCTCACCAACGCCAATATCCTTGATATGGCATTTCGCCGTGCAGGTATTCCTGCACAGAAAATCACCGGCGAGATGTTAACCATTGCGAAGCAGGACCTCGCTCTCCTGTTTACGGAATGGACGAACAAGGGTATTCAGCTTTGGTGTGTCGAGAAAGTCGTCTTACCTTACGTGGTGGGACAGGCTATTGTGCAGCTACCGTCTGGCACTATCGATGTCATGAATGCGATGCACCGCACCATGACTCAGGTCAGCGGCACAGGTGTTGCCGCTTCTGATCGCTATACGATCACTCTCAGCACAGCGACCAAGGTTACGACGTTCGGTATCACTCTGTCGGCGGGCGGCACGTTCTCTATTACGATTGAAGGCTCTAACGACGCCTTGGCGTGGACCACGCTCTATCCCGGTGATAGCTACACGTATACGGCGAACAGTCGTCGTTGGGTTGATGTCGATAACGGTACGTCATATCTTTATTATCGCTGGCGCGAGACCACGGCTGCTGCCATCAGCGTAGTCAGCACGTATCTTGGTAATTCACCTAATGAGATCACTATCGTGCCGGTTAATCAGGACACGTACACTTCGTATCCAGATAAGACGTTCACAGGCAGGCCGACGCAGTGGTGGTACTATCGCGGGCTGACGCCCTCCATGTACCTCTGGCCCACGCCGAATAATGCCGACAACATGCTCGTGGTCTGGCGTCGACGTCATATCATGGATCCAGGCACGTTCCTGCAGAACCCAGAGATTCCACAGAATTGGTGGTCGGCGTTGGTGAATAACCTCGCCGTCTATCTTATCATGGATATACCAGAGTCGGACCCCAACAGACTCAGCATGATTCAACCGTTGGCCGTGCAGACTTTCAACGAGGCGCAGGCCAATGAGGAAGATCCAGGTCCGTTCATGATCAATGTAGATCTATCGGCGTACACGGCATGAGCAAGTTTCTCGACACTCGTGGCAGGACCACCCTTGGTATCGGTATCTGCGACCGGTGCAAGAAAAAGTTCTCGCTAGACGATCTCCGCCCGGACGGTAACACTCCGGGTCTAATGGTATGCGAAAAGGACTCCGATGAATACGATCCTTGGCGACTTCCTTTCGCGCCTGCTGACGCCGATATCAGTCTTAAGTTTGTTCGTCCTGATACTCCCCTTGAACCTACTGGCGCTAACCTTCCCGACACTCTAAGGAGTGAGCGGTCATGAATCAACCACCGTGGATCGCTATCGCACAGAGCTATCTGGGCCTAAAGGAACTCCCCGGCCCTCAGCACAACAAGACCATCGTGCAGATGTTCAACACGGTTGGGCATCCTGAAGTTAAGGATGATGAGACTGCGTGGTGCTCTGCTTTCGTCGGACACTGTCTTGTCAAAGCGGGTCTTAAATCCACAGGAAGTCTGTGGGCTTTAGATTACAAGAATTGGGGTGTTCAACAGAATATTCCTGTCTATGGTTGTATCGCATGGAAAACCCGCAAGGGCGGGGGAGGCCATGTCGGCTTTGTGGTCGGGCAGACTGGCGGTAAGATTTATCTCCTCGGTGGGAACCAGAACAACTCGGTATCCATCGCGGAGTTCAAGCTGAAGGACATCGGTGGATACCGTTGGCCTATCGGGGTTCCAGTGTACCTCAACACTATGCCTACTTCAGTCGCAGGTGCGCTGAAGTCTGTTACGGAGGCTTAAATGGAAGCGATCTGGGGTGTCGTCCGCACGATTCTGGCTGCGACTGCTGGCGCATGGGCCATCAAGATGGGCTATGCTGACGGCGATACGGTCAATACGTTGCTCGGTGCCGTTGGCGTCATCGTGATCGGTGTCTGGTCTGTAGTCCAGAAGATCAATAGTAAGCCAAAAGCATGAATTGGGCTGCGCTCATTGTCGGTCTGCTGGATATCGCGAGGCTGTTGCTAGTGATGGCAGCGAAAAGACAGGCCGTGGACGCAGCCGATCTGGAGAGGATTAATGTCTCGATGCGAAACTGGTCTACAGATCTTGATAAAGCTAACTCTGCTATCGCTGCTGTGCGCAACGGTGGCGGGGTGCGCGTGGATCAGGACCCTTTCAACCGGGACAACAGCTCTCCCTCTCACTGAGGGGGAGAGTACTCTCCCGTTCTGCATGGTGGCCAAGCCTATTCGCTATTCCGCCAAGCATGACGCTCCAGAAACAGTACAATCGATTAGAGAATATAATGCAGTGGGTCAGGCTCTAGGGTGTAAGTCATGGCAGTAACGATGACATATGCCACTCTCGTGGCAGACCTTCAGAGCTACGTAGAACGTGGCGGCAGCAATGACGTTACGACCTATGATCAGATTCCGACTATCATCAACCGTGCAGAGCGTATTGTCGGGCGCGACTGCAAGGTGCAGGTGATGCTCATCCCGGTCACGGCAACTTTCTCGGGCAGCACCAATGTCTATCAGAAACCAGACCGCTGGCGCGAGACGGTCAGTCTTAATTATGGGTCTGGGACAGGCTACAATACAAGGAACCCGTTGTTTCCTCGTAGTTACGAATACATCCGTATGGTCTTTCCGGATGATACCGTTACGGGAGCTCCTCAATTTTACGCGGACTATGACTACGAACATTTCATTGTGGCGCCGACGCCCGACCTAGCCTATCCGTTTGAGTTGAATTATTATCAGCTTCCACCCTATTTGGCTGATTCTAATCAGACGAATTGGTGGACAGACTACGCGCCCGAAGTGCTATTCGCTGCGTGCATGATGGAACTCTCCAAGTATTTGCGAGATGATCCACGCACACAGATATGGACTGATGATTACGCTCAACGTATGGGCTCTCTTAACGGTGAGGATCTGGAAAAGATCGTAGACCGTACCACGTCCCGGAGGAAGCCGTAATGCCCTCTTATTCGCAGGTTTTCGGTGGCGGGACTATCCTCCCCGGTGATGTGAGCTATAACACCCTGACCACGGCGGTCGATGCGACTTTGGTGTGGCCTCGTGAAGCCAATGCCGGGGGGAATGTTGCTGGCGCTGTGATGGATATCATCACGACAGCCTCCAGTGTCAATATCACCATGGCTTCCGCCGTAGGTATTTCTACGGGGTATGCTGTCACTTTCTACAATTCTGGCTCCAACAGTTATTTCGTTAAAGATGCTGGCGGTACTGTCAGGGCTACGGTTGCGGCAGGAGCAGCGTGGATCTTTGTCTGCAAGGACAACTCTACCGCAGCGGGAACGTGGCTCATCTTTCAGATGGGTGCTGGCTCTGCTTCCGTCAATGCGGCGAGCCTCGCTGGAACCGGTCTTATCGCTGCGGGCAGTCTACTTACGCTTGACGCCCCTGTCGACAGTCTCAATACGAACTACACTATCGGTACGTCTGACCGTGCTCGTTATAAGAACTGGACTGGTGGTAGTGGTACTGTTACGCTGATTCAAGCAGGTACCGCGACCAATGGATTCTATTTCTGCATTCGCAACAGTGGTTCTGGGTCTCTAGCTGTTAATCGCGCAGGCTCGGACGTAATCAATGGATCTGCAACCAGTTTCACTCTTGCCGTAGGTGAGTCTGCATGGTTCATGTGCGATGGCACCGGATGGTACACATTCGGATACGGCAGGGCGTTGTCGGGTGGCTCCTTCGCACTGTTATCTATCGACGTCAGCGGAACCGGCGACTACACGCTCTCGGCGGGTCAGCTCAACCAAGTGGGCTACAAGCTCACAGGCACTCTCACGGGTGCGAGGAATATCATTGTCCCAACTACGGTCGCTCAGTATTGGATAGACAACTCGACGACAGGTGCATTTACCCTCACTGTCAAGACAGCGGCTGGGAGCGGGGTCGTTGTCCCGACTGGTAGTAGGTACATCCTGTATACGGATGGCTCCGGCGTTGTAGATGCTGACACCGGCAGTTTCGCTAGTCCTCTGGCAGTGGTCGACGGGGGTACAGGAGCTACGACAGCTAGCTCGGCACGTACCAATCTGGGTGCTACATCCATCGGCAATGCCGTGTTCACCGCAGCGACTACGGCGGCGGCTCGCACCGCTATCGGCAGCGGTGCGGTGGGCGATAGCTTGTTCACTGCGGCGACCGCAGCCTCGGCTCGTACCACGCTGGGATCCACTACGGTAGGTGACGCTATTTTCGTAGCGGCCAATGCCGCCGCCGTGTGGACTCAGATTGGCACGGGCCGCTCGGTCCTCACCTCCGGCTATACGTCGGGCGGCGGCGACCTGTCGGCCAACCGCACCATCACGCTCGGCTCCATGGGTGGTAACGGCCGACTGCTTGGTTCTGGAGCATCAAGCGCAACCATTACAGACATCACCCTATCCGGCCTATCAATGGTCGGTACGGTGCTGACTAATTCGTTCACAGGCACCATCACTGCCGTGAATGCTGGTACGGGTCTATCTGGCGGTGGCTCGTCCGGATCTGTCACACTGAATATTATCAACCCAATCCGTGCGTGGGGTTACATCTCTTCGGGTGGCGCCGTCAATGCGAGCAGCAGTAGTGTCTCATGCTCTCGCACAGCCACTGGTCAGTACACGATAACCGTCCCGACAATGCCTGACACGAACTACGCCATCATCGCCATGTGCATCGGCGTCCAGGGTATCGCCGCCGAAAACACTAGCGTGTCGAAAACAACGACGCAATTTGGTATTCGCACTCGCTCTAACGGTGCGGGCGACACTGACTTCGCCTTCTACTTCATCGTGGTGGAGTAAGCCATGAAATATCTTCTTATCCTCGCGATACTGCTCGGTACTGCTGCTTGTCGACAAGAAGGTAGTGATCTCTATCTTGGCGTCAAGTGCGTGTACAATAAGACGAAATGCTGATCAATGCCTGAAGCACAACCCCTTGTTCTCGACATTAAGTCTGGCATCCAGAGGGATGGGACTCAGTTCGACTGTGACTCATTTGTTGATGGCAAATGGGCACGTTGGCAGAACGGTCGTGCCCGCAAGATGGGCGGCTACAGAGTGCTGACCAAGCTGCTCCCCAGCATCGTGCGGGGCGGCTACATGTGGAGCAAGGCGGGATTTAATTATCTTCATCTCGGCTTTGCCACGCAATTGAACGCAATGACGATTGACAATGCGGGCAATGTCTCCACGCTTACTACACGAACACCCGCTGGATTTGTCAGCGATCCAAACAATATGTGGCAGTTTGACGTCTATCGTGATACGGTCGTCAACAAAACCTACATCGTAGCTCATGCCGCACCGAATGCTGCTGACATCAGCAGCAGCACGACGACAAAGTTGTGGTACGGCGAAATGACCAACTTCGCTGCGGCCATGGCAGATACGACAGCTACCGCTATGAGCGGGGGAGTTGTCGTAGTTCACCCTTATATCATATTCTTTGGTTCTGACGGTTTCGTTCAGTGGAACGTACCCGGCAATGCGACAGATTGGACTAACGTAGGTTCGGGATCAGGCTATGTCACCTCTCAAAAGATCGTCCGTGGCTTGCCGCTTCGTGGTTCCTCGTCCGGTCCGGGATTTCTCCTATGGAGTTTGGACGCCGTTGTTCGTGCTACCTTTACCTCCACGACCAGTGGGACATGGCAGTTCGACGAACTTACTACAAACTCATCAATTCTCTCCGCCGCCAGTGTTATCGAACACGATGGTATCTATTATTGGGCCGGAGTCGACCGCTTTCTCAGCTTCAATGGGGTTATCCGTGAAATTCCCAATGTCCAGTCGTTAAACTGGTTCTTCGACAACATCAATATGGCACAGCGTCAGAAGGTGTACGCTACGAAGGTTCCCAAATATGGTGAGATCTGGTGGTGCTTCCCTTATGGGAACGCTACCGAATGCACACATGCTCTCGTATTCAACTATCGTGAAAACTGCTGGTACGATACCATTCTGCCCGATAGCGGTCGAGCATGGGGTCAATATCCTGTTGTCTACAGCTATCCTATCATGGCTGGTGTAGTGCAGGACTCTACGTCGCTGAATTATGTACTCTGGCAGCACGAATATGGCTTGGACCGTATTGATGGCGCGGTGACTGCGGCAATCGAAAGCTATGTTCAAACCAAAGAGATATCGTTTATTGATCTGCCGCAGAACGCCATGGACCGTGATATGATGATTACGCGCATGGAGCCGGACTTAGATCAGTCTGGCAACATGATACTCACGGTGGTTGGTCGCTCAAATGCTCGCAGCACTGCAATCGAGACTGACTACACCATCTACGTCTCCCCGACCACCATCCAGCAGGTTATCCCTATCCGAAACACACATAGAATCGTTAGTTTCAAGTTCGACAGCAACCTGCTCGGCGGTAACTATTTTCTCGGCAAGATTATCATCATGATCCAACCTGAAACAGCCAAGGTGCTCGGCTATGGCGGTTAGCGCTGGCAAGATATGGCCGGATGATGTTATCGAAGTCCGGGATTGGTTTGACCGCATGGTTCCGTATTTTGAAGTGTACGGACAGGTCGGACGATTCGATGACAATGATGATCAATGGCAGAACTACGCGGTCAATATTGTCAAGTTGGTTGGTATCAGTGTAATATCTCTGCCGGACCCGTATCAATACGATGACTGGCGAGGATGGGCGCAGCGGATGTGTGAGGTCCTTCCATGAAAATCGCGCTGCGAGACGCAGAAACCTACGCCAAGGGCGGCTCTGTTGGCAAAGCCAAAGAAGTCGCATCCAAGGGTCGCTACGGCGACTCCATGATTATTCATGTCAATCCTAGCGAATACAAAGAGCTTGTCTCTGCGTGGGGTGAGCCTACGTTCAATCCCCATACAGGTGCTCCGGAGTTCTTCCTATCTGGTCTCAAGAAATGGTTGAGCAAGAATGAATGGGTTGCTCCGGTTGCTTCTACTGTCGGGGCTGTTGCTCTCGGCCCTACTGTCGGCAGCTTGCTTGGCAGTTTTGGTCTTTCTTCTGGTGCTTCTAGCCTCCTTGGAAATGCCCTTGTCGGAGGCGGCATTGGAGCACTCACAGGAGGAAGTAGCGGAGCTCTACAGGGAGCCCTACTCGGTGGAGTGGCAGCACCCTACATCGGTAATGCGCTCAGCGGAACAGCATTCGGCGATGCCTTCGGGCTGCAAAATCAACCGACGATTACATCTTATCTCGGCTCCTTGCTTGGATCAAATGGTTCTGGAGCCGCTGGAGGTGCCGGAAACCCCTTAGGGTATGATCCAACTACGGGCAAGGTTGTCCCGGTTACTGGCACGAATACACCATCCTCTAACAGTGGTGGTCTATTCAGCAGCTTCTTTGGTGGTAACGACAGTAACGGCGGAGGCTCCGGTCTTAATAGCTTGCTTGTACCTGGAATGATGGGGCTGGCGGCTATGTCTTCTTTAGGGGGTAAGAATAAACAACAGACCTATGACCCTATGGGGTCAGAAGACGACGGTAATCCAAATTACGGATCTCATCTTAAGCCTGTAGCCTTTGAACGTCAGAATCTGAGTGGTCAGATTCCTGCTGTTGATTACTACACTTATGGTGAGCGACCGGGTAAGAAAGAGTTCTTCACCAACAATCAATTGCCGACTGTTCAGCCCTATGCTGAAGGAGGCGAAGTTGATGCTGGAGGTACTCATCCTTTTGTGGGTCACGTGTTGTCTGGTAGTGGCGGCAGATCTGATAACGTTCCTGCTCTCTTATCTAAAGGCGAGTATGTCATTGACGCGGAGACGGTCTCACTCTTGGGTGATGGCGATAATGACGCGGGTGCGGAACGTCTGGATCAGATGCGTGAAGCGATAAGGCAGCAGAAGGGTACGGCGCTGGCCAAGGGCAAAATCAGTCCTGATGCCCTCCCTCCACTCGAATATCTCGGAGTTAACTGATGGCCGTCGCTGATTTTCTTTTCAACGGCAAACCGCCTGCTTCTGTCACGACTTATGGCAAATCGACTACAGGATTGCCACAATGGCTCAGCGACTATACGCAGGGTATCGTCACTAAAGCCGCTAGCGTTGCCGGTCAGCCTTATCAGGCATACGAAGGGCCACGTGTCGCTAGTCTGAATAATGATCAGCAGAATGCTTTCCAGATGACGCGTGATAGCGCGGGTATGTGGGAACCTGCTTATGATCAGGGTCAAGGTGCCATCAGCAGTGCCATGGGGCTAAATCCTCTAGGTGCTGCAAGCTCATACATGGGGCAGGCCAGCGGTACATTCAACAATACGGGCACTGTCAACTCGTACATGAGCCCGTACATCCAGCAGGTTAACGATGCGCTGGCCGCTCAGGCTGGACGCAACCTGAACCAGTATCTTCTACCACAAGTCAACGATACATTCACCCGTGCTGGACAGTTCGGCAGTGCTGGACAGACTCGTGCCGTCGGCAACACACTGGAGAATCTTCAGAGCCAGCTTCTGGAACAGCAGAGCCAGAATCTCAATCAGGGTTTTGGACAGGCTTCATCTAATTTCCAGGCAGATCAATCTCGCTTGGCTGGTCTAGGTCAGGTAGCAGGCAACCTCACGGCTGCGCAGCAGCAGAACATGGGTAACCTCGGCTATAATGCTGGCGTGCTGGGTCAGATCGGTCAGTCCAGTGCTCTCAAGGACGCAGCCGCGCTAGAGGCTGTTGGCACAACGCAGCAGAATCAGGTTCAGAAAAATCTGGACACGGCCTATAGCGATTTCCTTGATCAGCGGAACTATCCCTATCAGCAGGTGGGCTTCTTGAGCGATATAGCTCGCGGTACACCATACTCCAGCTTTGCCAGCACGCAGACGTCACAGACCGCACCCTATCAGGGTACCATGACGGCTTCCCCGCTTGCACAGATTGCCAGCGCTGGTCTCGGCGCACTTAGTCTCAGCAAGGCTCTTGGTCTCAAGGACGGTGGTCGTATCTCTGATAGCGCCAAGGAAGCGGCGCGACGGATGGTTATGTCTAAAGAAGACAGTCAGCCGACTTATGTGCCGTACGACCCCAACGACTATCAGCCTACGCAGATGCCAGAGGACAAGACCTCCATTCTGCGAGCACTCGCTGCCAGCGGTCTACTGAATAGCACACCCGATCCTATCGCAGGCGCATATGCTGATGGCGGTACTGTCGGTGCACCCGCTGCATCAAATGCAGTGAGCAACGCCAGCTTCTCTGCATCTAGCACCAACGGTCAGCCTGGACCGGGCTATCAGTCCTTTAACAATTGGCGTGGAGGGGCCTCCCCGGTCCAGCCGTGGGTTCAACCCCGCCCGGATGTGAGGTCTTATCTCTCGCAGCTTCAGCCTCAGACCTATCCGACGGCTCCGCAGGCCGGGGGGATGACCACGACTCCGAACGTTCCTACTCCGCCTACGTTCCCCACGGCTCCGCAGATGGCGCCGTTCCCCACGATGCAGCCTATGCCTCAGATGCAGATGCCCGATTTCAGCAATGGATTTGATCCTATTGCTATGCGGGATGCACGTAACTCTTGGCTTGGCCAGTTGAAATCGACACTCAATGCTAATCAGCAGTCGATGCATGACTGGATTGGTCAGAATCGGACCAATATGCAGTCATGGCTCGGCAATACTTCTCGCTTCATGAGGCCGGGCAATGCCGTCGTTGCTGGATCCTAACACGTACGAATCTGCTCTATCGGATCTGTTCTCGCAGGGTAATTCCGCTGCGCAGACTTCGTATGACCAGAGCAACTCAGCTCTAGGTCAGTACCTCGGTACTCTGCAGAATCAGCAGAGCGGTAACGGCATGGTCAATTTGCCGTTAATGGCGTTCGCCGCTGGCCTTGGTGCACCGACGCGGACTGGATCTTTTGGCGAAAGCCTGTCCAGTGCGATGAGCGGCGCAATCCCTGTCATCCAGAGCGGTCGCGAGGCTGAACTCCAGCGCGCTGCGATGATGGCTAAGATCGGTGTGGCCAAGGCGAATCTTGGTAACGAGTTGGTGGACCGCAAGCTCCAGATGCTTCAGACCCCTGCCGTGGGGATGAAGGCACTGAGTGATGCCCTGTCTTCTCGTGCGGATAGCCAATTCATGCTGGGGGCACCGCCCGGCGGCGGAACGCCAGCAGGAGCAAAGGCGGTCGGGGCAGGGGCTAAGGCAGTAGGGCCGCAGGCGGACGCTGCCGAGCCTGCTACCTCATCGCCTGTCTCGTCGAGTGCGACCGCAGCGGCGGACCTGCCCCCGCCGGCAGCAGCGGTACCTTCGGCTACTCCTGTTGTTCCGCCCGGACCCGCTGACGTTGCTCCTGCGGCTGCGGCAGTCGCCGAAGCTGCGAGCAAACCTACGGCACAGTCACAGGTTGTGCAGTCGAATCCACCTGCTCCTGATCTGAGCACTATTCAGCCGCCTCCGGTGGACATTGCTCAGGCTCCTGCCGTCACACCTCTCAAGGTGCCGCAGCAGTGGGCACCCGGTCCGGTCAATCTCGGTGGCGGTGTTACGGGCTATCGTCCTACGGCGGCGCAGGCACGTCAGCTTGATGCCATGTCGCAGATTGCGGCCATGGGTCAGAACTATCGTGGTTCTGAGAAGGCTGCGGCTTACGCCAAGGTCGGCCAGGAGTATATGAAGCAGTTTACTGATAAGGGCTACTATTGGGATCCCAATAACAAAGTCCTCGTTGGCTATGGTCAGCAGGACCCGCAGGCTCAGGGCAACCTGAAATATGCCACGCAGAAAGGTGAGGAGCGGGCCAAGTCTGAACAGAAGCTCGTCAAACAGGTTCAGCCCGGTACTAACGGTCTCGGACCGGAACAGTGGGTCACAGAGCAGAGCGTTATCGATCAGGCTAACGCGCCCGGATATGTCCCGCCCGGTGTCAAGGTGCCGGAGGGCGAGACCGTGCCCGGTTCACAGCCTGCATCCCCTGCTGAAGCAGGACCCGGCAAGGTGGGTGAGCTTGCCGCTAAGGATCTTATGGAGACCCGCGCCAAGAACACCGAGCAACTGACCAAGCTGGACAAGGCCATCCATGACGCCGAGGAAGGCAAGCGTCTACTCAAGGATTACCAGACCGGCGCGGGTTCTTGGAAGGGCAAGGTAGTTGAGTATGCTCGCATCCTTGGTCTCAAGGTTGAAAGCACCGCAGGCTGGAACCCTGAAGATTATCAGCAGCTGATGAAGCTCTCGATGCGTCAGGTGTTCGACGATGTGCAGAAGATGGGTGGTCGTGTGCTGGTCTCTGAGATTCAGGGCTTCCAGACGGCGACCTATAACCCCTCTATGCAGCCTGAAGCGAACCGCGCTATCATGGCAAACCTGACTTCTGCGACCAAGTACGCGGCCGACTACAACCGCGCCCTGTCTGAACACATGAAGGCAAACCCCTATGATACAGACATCAACGGGTTCACCAACGAATGGGTCAAGAACAATCACTATGACACGTACTATAAGCGAGAGATGATGACGACTGTCTCCAAGGGAGCACAGACGCCCATCCCTGCCGAGTACTATGACCCGTCGCTCATCCCGGACAATCCCACGACAGGTACGACCATCAACACCCCGCAAGGTACCGCGACGTACAAGGGTGAGAAAGATGGGTGGGTGATGAACAACTTCAACAAGCCCAACACACAGCGAGCGGTGAAATGACCAAGGACGAGCTCATCGCAGCTACGACCGCCGCTCCTGATCAGCAGCAAGATCTCGCCCCTACCAAGGAGAATGCGAAGCGTCTTGGGCTGACCAAGGACGAGCTCATCGCAGCTACGACCTCTCCTCAAGGCGCACCACAGCCGGGTCAGCCGGGCTCGCCGTATCCTGCCAATCCTAAACTGCTGGATCCGCGGCCGGATGATAGCTGGGATTGGGCACAGAAGAAGGGCGCGCTGACTGCTGCCGGGCGAGTGCTGACCAACATCCCCGGCATGGTCGGCAACGCTCGTGAAATGGTGGACCTCGGTGCAGCCGGTTTGGCCTCTGGTTACGATCAAGTGGCCGGAGCCGTAGGTCTGCCCCAGACGGAAGATGCGGATAAGACGTGGCGCGATCGCTACGAAGCCAATCGCAAAATGTGGCCGGAATTCGTTCAGCAGATTCCTACTGGCGAGGACATCTATCAGGGCTACGTCCGCCCCTATGTGGGTCAGTACGACCCCGTCTCCCCCGGCTTCGTCGGGCAGGCCGGGAGGATGGCTCAGACGGGTCTGGAGGCTCTCCTCACACCTAATCCGGCTACGATTGGCAAGACGCTGACGGGCAAGGCTGCTCGTAACGCTGGTCTGGCTCAGCTAGGTCAGGCGGCGAGCGGCGCCGTGGCTCAGAAGGTGGGTGAGGATACGGGCAACCCCTTCGCTGCGATGGCAGCGGGTATCGCTGTACCTCTGGCCGCCAACGTGGCGGCTGAGGGTGTGCGGACTCGTGTGCTACCGAGTGGTCGCGAGACTGCGGCACAGGATGTCGCGGCTAACGTGGTGCGCGAAGCTCCTCGCAATCCTAATGCCGTGATGGATAGTCCGGCCAAGGTTCCGAGGTATAACCCCACGACACCTAATCTTCTACGTGACGAGGGCGTGGCTGCACTCAGCAAGAAGCTCGGTGCCAGCGATGAGATGGGTGCGGCATCTGAGCAGAATACCAAGGCTTGGAACACAGAAGCTCAGTCACAGACCGGAGCACTCGGCAGTGCTGCTGAAGGTGCGCGTCAGGCGGCGCTCGGTACGGTAGACGCTGCGACGCAGGGACAGGTCTCGGGACGCACCAACGCTATCGTCAGCACGATGCGTGATGCGGACAAGCAAGCCGAACGCGCCAAATGGGATGATTGGCGCCAGACGGGCGGCGGCATCTACTTCAATAAGGTCCGTAACGGAATCACCGACTACTTCAACAACCTGCCAGAAGGTGATGCCAAGCGTGCCATGAAACAGGTGTTTCAGGACGGCATGACCAATTTCCGTCGGAGTATGAATGGCAAGGTCGCCGACCCCGGTGCATGGCAGGATACACGGTCTAAGCTCCTTGAGATGGCGCGCGATACGGAGAGCGCCACCGATGCTAAGATGTACGGAGCAGCCGCTGACCGGATCCGCGATGTCATGATCGACAAGGGTAACTATCTGTTTGGCGATAAGAAAGGTAGCGTTCAGAAATGGAATGACGCTGTCGCGGCGACCAAGAAGTATCACGACGATTGGGGCAACAAGTTCAACCGTGTTGCTTCCAATCCCGAGCTTGCGCCCGAGGCTCTGCTGGACCGTACCTTTAGAAGTGCCGATTCTCCGCAGCGTACTCGTGAGTTGATGAGTGCCGTAGGTCAGAACATGGGGCTGGTCAATCAGTTCCATGACTGGCATCTATCGGAACTGACCAAGGGCGGTGGTATTGTCTCGCCCAAGCAAGTTGACGCCTACATCGCTAAGAATTACGACACCATCAAACAGATCCCAGGTCTGGAGCAGAAGCTACAGACGTTCAAGAATCTGTCTGGTGACCAGCAGATGATGTCCACGTGGGAGAGGTTACGTACTCAGAGCCCGGATAACTTCATCCGTTTCGTGGATAAGAACCGCTCGACGCTGGATGCTCTAGCGACCAAGGCGGGGAATAAGCCACAGATGGATGAGATCGAGAAGGCCGCGCGCCAGCTTCAGGCCCTCGCGCCCAAGGGCGAACCCGGTGGGGACACCATCAAGGGTCTGACCCAACACGGCAGACTCGGCACACTCCTCTACGGCTCCAGCCTCCCCGGCCATCTTGGTGCTGCTGCCATGACTGCTCTCGGGGCTATTGCCGGTCTGAGTGGTCACGGTCTCGTGGGATTGACGGGTGAAGTTGCCATGGGAGCGCTCGGCGTGGCCGGGGGTCTCGGAGGGCACAGGATTGGTCATTGGGTCGATAATGCTGTAACAAGTGGTATTCGTGAGCGTGCCAAATCTATTCTGCAGGAAGCGCTTGCAGATCCCGAGAAGTGGAAGGAACTTCAGAACCGCCCCAAGCGTGAGACGGTGCAGAAGCTGTTCGGTGGGTTGACTAGTCAGGCAACCGGAGCGGCGGTAGGTACTCACGAAGGACTCGAGAACGCCAATGAGCCCGAACAGTGAGACTACCATGCAGCTACCGAAAGAGACGGCGGACCACGTCGCTGGAATTGACTCTCGCGTCACTGGACTTGAAGTCCAGTTTCGAGCGTTAGATGCGAACCTACGTGGTCTCGCAGCTGATACCAAGTCTGAGTTCCAGAATGTTACCGCTGCGATCAACGCCTTGGGATCCAAGCTAGAGAGCGGCTCCAAGACCAACTGGCCCGTGCTGATTAGCGGGGCCATGCTCATCGTTGCTATTCTAGGATCGCTAGGTGTGGCTCTATGGAGTCCGGTTAAAAGCGAACTAGAACGCACGGCTCTTGATATCAAAGCGCTCAACAGAGAGAAGCTGGATAAAGAAGAGAGCGTCATGTGGTCTAAGCTAAGAGACGAGCAATTTGCGCGTCGAGATGAAAAAGACCGCAACTATGACGAGCGGATCAAAGCTCTAGAACACAAGACGTTTGGGTTCTAGAGAACTATCATGATGACTATGAATATGATGAAGCCCCAGAGCACGGCATGCCCTAGGGCTTCTTCTGCATGGTTCCACCGGGTCATCCCAGCGGGTTCCGGCGGATGTTTCTTCGCCCACATATGGTAGCGAATATACCCGCCAACGATACCGATGCACATCCCGTAGAACAATATGTTCACGAGGAAATTGTTGAGCCAGCTTGGGAAACTCATCTCACACTCCTTTTTGGCTCGGCGGGTTTCTGCCTTCTTCCCCGCCGCAACTTGGGCCGTCTGGCTCACCGCATCTTCACAGGGCGGCGGTTCTCAGACGGCTCACTTTCCAGTGCGGAGATTCTCGGCAGACTGACCCACGGAGCGCCCGGTGCTAGCCGGTGCTGAGTCACCTTGATACCGAACTCTTTGGCTCCCGGGAACTTGCCACTCACGACGGGGGCCTTATCCGGGTAAGGGTCATGCTTCACGACGAGCTTGGTCATAGGGAACTCCTTTACGCTGCATTGCACCAATATAGCCCTCTTCCCATAAGAGGGGCAATACAGCCATAGCGTACCAATGTGGCAGGATAGCAACAGTTTCTTCGCCGAAGAAATATATTAAATCAACCATTGCTTGTATCCATCTCCCATGAGCAGACTGGCCATGTTGATTTTCTGACGCAGGGCGGCTATGATTTTTTCATCGACAGTGCCGGGACAGACAAGGTCGACGTAAGTAACGCTCTTGTTCTGCCCGATACGGTGCGCGCGGTCCTCAGACTGTGCTCTCTTTTCGAGATCATAAGAGTTCGAGTAATATACGACCGTTGACGCAGCGGTAAGGGTAATTCCGTATCCGCCAGTTGCAACAGTACCGACGAAAAATCGCGCTCGATTTGACTGGAATTTTTCGATGGCAGCGTGGCGGTCGTCATCGTTGACTGATCCATCATATTGAACCACGCTCTCGTGTCCGTAGACTCTACGCAGTTCAGCACAAATTGCTGTAACATCGTATCGATAATTGGTCCATATGATGGCACTGCCTTCGGTCTCCTCGAGTACGTCCATTAGCGCCTGAATACGATTATTACGAATAGGATGTACGTTACCGACGTCATCAACAAGATGCCCGCAGCAGATCTGGTGCAAGCGTAGGATCTGTGTGATGACAGCCATGGCTGAGACTTCAGCTTGCCCATCCAAAAGAGTATAGGCACTCTTCTTGATGTCTTCGTAGAGTTTGATCTGCTCTTCTGTGAGCTCGACATCTCTCTGCGTAAAAACCTTCGGCGGTAGATCAAGGCAGTCCTCCTTCTTAACCCTGATCATATGGGGCTTGATCTTCTCAACCAGACTATCAATGTTCTGGTAGCCTACCACAATCTGGATATCACGGCCACCAAAGTTTTTCTTCTGCATGACTGCATACTTGGCCCGGAAACTGAAGTAGGAACTACCCACACTCCCCGGCACTATGAAGCTCATCTGACTGTACAGATCCAGCGGGCTGCGTGTGACCGGGGAGCCTGTCAAGACCCGTCTATAATGGGCGAGTTTGCCAAGGTACATCACATTCTTGGTACGCTGAGCGGAAGGATTCTTGATCGTGGTGCTTTCGTCCACAATCATCATGCTTTTGCCCTTGCTGAGAAAGTTCTCGCAGAGGTCCAGCGCCTTGCCCTTGGACGAGAGCGCCTCCACATTCATGACGAGGATCTTCAGCGTGTCCTCGTCCGGGCTGGTCAAGAAGTGCAGGAGCTCATCCTTCTCCTTGCGCGTGGTCAAACCCCGCCAGAGGTGGACCAGTCGTTTCTCTACCGGGCAGTGCTTAGGTATCTCGCGCTGCGCCCATCCCGCGTACGATCCCTTGTTAGAGGTCACCAGCACACGGTTGACCATGTGCTGTTCGAACAGGATTGAGAAATTATCTATCGCCGTCTTTGTCTTCCCCGCCCCCATGTCCAGGAAGAACCCGAAGCCCTCTTTGTTCCATCCTCGCCGCAAGGCTTCCTTCTGATGCTCGTAGGGCTGGGTGAGAAACTCGTACTTTGTGTTCACGGAATTTCCTCTCGTAATAGGACTGGAGCGGGGTGACTAGTGCCAGATGCGGTAATTTCCACTTGGAATAGCTTTCAAACTCTTTGATAAAATTTTCACGAGGCTGTGTTCTGTTTTGTAAGAAATCGTTATCTATCATACGCCTAACGATACTCTCTTCAAAATGCGACATCCAGAATATGTTATCATACGTAAATCCTCTGTCATCACCGTACTCTACGAAATAAATCCTGCCGGGGGCGTCACCGATATTCCAATAAAATTGCACGAAGTAATCACGAACACGCCAGTCCAGAGGTACGCCTACGTATTTCGCCGCGCGTTTCTTTTGTGACTCCCCTGCGACTCTTCGTTTCATAGAGCGCCAAGCACAATATTCCAATGAGTTTTCTTTGCGGTGCTCTTCTTCTTCTCTGTCATCGTAGATATGGTCTGGGCGTGTGAGGTATCGGATCTTACCATTGTCATCAGACATAGGAGTACCTCCTAAGTGGTAGGGGGATTACGCTAGGCAATGTCATAGGCTCTTGACAAGCGGGGGTTTGTCCGGGGAATAAAGAATAGAGGGTCGCGCCGTGTCCGCGCGCGTGTCCGCATCTATCTGTGTATGCCTGCCTGCGTATGCGCGTACACGTACGGAGGCACAGATAGACGCGACCGCGCCAGTGGGCCGCTGGCAATAGTCTCGCCACATACGTACTACTACTTTTGTGCTTGCAGGGAGGACGCGACAGTGCCTAGGGTGCATTCCTCCCGGCACTCCAACACGGCATGCAGATGGCAGACCTTACCGAGTTCCTCCAAGCGGAGGCTGCGGCTATCAAAGCCACGCCCCCGGCAGACGCCGCACTAGCAGAGGCCCGGCAGCTAGCCGAAGAGCTCTATCTCGTAGACCATAGCATTACTCAGCTGGAGCGACAGCTTCAAGAAGCAAAGGACGCGCGTAAGGAGCTCGTCCAGCGTAAGCTCCCGACATATTTCGACCAGATTGGGTTGGACAAGGTCGGACTTCCCGAGCATGGAGTGGACATGGTGGTAGAGCCATACTACCATGCAAACATCCCGGAAGAAAAACAAGCTCAGGCTTTTGACTGGCTCGAGGCTAACGGCCACGAGAGTCTCATCAAATTGACCATCACCATCAGCCTCAACAGGGGAGACTATGAGTTCGGCAAGAAATTGCAGGATCGCATAGCGGCTTTCGTGTCGGCAAACAAGGTGAAGGTTGATCTGCAATCCAAGCTGGGTGTCCCTTGGAACACCTTGACGGCCTTTGTTCGTGAGCAGACTGAGGCTGGGGTTGCATTGCCGCTCGATCTACTAGGCGCGACTATCGGACGAATTGTGAAGATTAAGAAGAGGAAGAAGTAATATGGCAAAGACTGGAGCAGTTACCGTCACATCCGGCAAGCAGGACCTTGTGACTGCCACCGATGATGACGTCCTGAGCCTTCTTCAGCAGGAGGCTGGGGCCGGTAACTCCACGGCAGCGAGCGATAACGTTCTGCCTTGGTTGCGTGTTCTTCAGAAGAACAGCCCGCAGGTCAATAAGAAGGACCCCGCGTACATCAACGGTGCTGAGGCTGGTATGATCCTCAACACCTCTACCAATACCCTGTACGACGCCGAGAACGCTGGTGTCCGTATCATCCCTTGCGCCTATAAGGCTGTCTGGGTTGAGTGGGAGCCGCGACAGGGTGGCGGCACAGCAAAGCCTCCGGTTGCTACCCATGAATGGGAGAGCGGTATCGACCGCCGGGGCAAGCGTAACGATCGCAATGTGCTCGTGCTTTCCAATGGCAACGAGCTCCTTGAGACCGGCATGCACTTCGTCCTCATGTACGATACGCTGGCCCCCGGCGTCTTGGCCATGGCGAAATCCGCTTGGCAGGCCAGCCGTCGCTGGATGACGCTGCGCAACAGCCTCAAGCTGCCGAACGGTGCCACCTATCCGGCCTTCGGCCGCAGCTATCTCATGAAGACCAAGTGGGCGCAGAACGATAAGGGTGACTGGTACAACTACGAGTTCGAGGACCAAGGCGCTCTGACCGAGATGGACAAGATCCTCGCGGGCAAGACCTTGTTCGAAGCCTGGAAGAAGGGCGAGCTCAAGACTGGTGACATGGTGGATTCCGAGGCGGCTCCGTCCTCGGTTGAAGACGACGGCATTCCGATCTAAACCCCCTCCCCTGTCGGTATGTCGTCGGGGCCGGTGTGAAACCCACACCGGCCCACCTTTCCACGAGGAAACACCATGTCAGCGAGCGACGCTCAGCGCATGATGAAGCTGTTCGCCGGCTATATGGAGGCGCACGGCACGCACGGTAAGACAGAAACGCGACCGGGCGCGGTTAAGAAGGAGATCAAGAGGTCAGCCAAGACAGTTCGAGAACCCATCACAGAAGAGGTGTGGCAGCAACACCTTGATGGCGAGCGTGCCTTGGGTATTATGAACATCGATGAGGACTATAACTCGTTCTGGGGCTGTCTGGATATCGACGACTATGCTGGTCTCAACCATTCGTACATTGCGGGTCTTTGTGAGAAAAACAATTTTCCTGTTGTCGTGTGCCGCTCTAAATCTGGTGGAGCACACGTCTTTCTATTCGTACAGCCTGCCGTTCCCGCCGCATCCATGCGGGAAAAGATATCAAAGATGGCGCTCATTCTGGGCAAGACAGATAGCGAAATCTTTCCCAAGCAAACCCAAGTCCTATTCGACAAAGGTGACCTTGGTTCATGGCTTAACATGCCATACTACGCATCTAGGAATACCGATAGATTTTGCATCACCTCCGATCAACGACAACTCTCGCTTTCTGAGTTCTTGGACTACGCTGAGAAACGTGTTATCGACTACGATGACTTCGCCGACATCGGTAGCGAAGCTCAGTTCGATCCTATTGAAGATTTGGAAGAGGGACCACCATGCGTCCGCATCCTAGCGACGCAAGGGTTTCCCCCCGGCACTCGGAACGGTGGTCTGTTTGCCCTCGGTACGTTGGCCAAGAAAAAGTTCCCTGAGGAATGGGAAGCCAAGGTAGAGGACTGGAACCGCAGGTTCATGGACCCGCCGCTGGATAGCGGGGAGGTGCACTCCGTCAAAACGAGTCTCAAGCGTAAGGACTATCACTACAGGTGCGGTGACGAACCCATCAAGAGTTACTGCGACAAGCAATCCTGTAGACGTATGAAGTATGGTGTTGGTGGAGGGACAGCAGCCGCTGTCATCAGCACCATTTCTGTGCTAGACTCAGAACCTAAACTGTTTTTCGTGACTCTGGACATGGACAACGCCAAGCGCAACGTGGTAGAGTGTGATAGCGCCACGCTATCCAACTTCCGTTACTTTGCTATTGCTGCGCTTGAGCAATGCCTCATCACTATGCCCCCGTGCAAGCAAGAGGACTGGACTAATCAGGTCAACAGGATGATGGCCAAGGCCAACATCATCGATGCGCCACCAGAAATCAGCACGACAGGAGTGTTCCTTGAGCACATGGAGAAGTTTTGCACCGATAAGCACTCTGCTCAAGTGCGGGAAGAGATCCTTCTCGGCAAAGTCTGGTACGATGAGCAGACCAATCGGTACTGGTTCAGGCTCAAAGACTTCATGGACCATCTACAGCGCAAGAAGTTCGAAACATATACCCGCCCACAAGTCTCGATGAAAATAAAGGCTGAGGGTGGTAGTCGCGACTTCCTTAACCTGAATGGTAAGGGGGTCAATGTCTGGTGGGTGCCCGGCACCCTGTTCTCTATTCAGCTTGAGCCCCATCAGATACACCAGATCCAAGAGATCCCGATATGAATGAAGACGAAGACGCGGAGCATGTGGCGTGTGACTGCCCCCGTATGCTGATTGTGTTTCACAAGGAAGGGTTCTACGAGGTGCGGTTCATCAACATGACGGACCTCAGCAACTTCATCATGCCGCACACCTTGCGGGAGATAGCAGACCGTTGGAGCAGAGAAAATGAGCCGAGTGGACAGCAAAAACATTGATTTCATGGTGCGGATCAAGTACGAGACGCCCAAGGCATATCTCGTTACTGAGGACGATGACCGTGAGATTTGGATCCCTAAGTCTCAGGTGGTTAGTATGGAGATCAGCGACGAGGATCCCAAGTATGCTACGATGACTATCAGCGAATGGCTGGCCAAGGAGAAAGAACTTATCTGACTTGCACAGAGGGTGCGAAGCCAACTAAAGCTGGACGGCATGGCACGAGAACTCGTATTCGGTCCTCCTGGGACTGGCAAAACCACTACACTTCTCGGACTAGTGGAGGAAGAGCTTGAGCGAGGAACGCCTCCTGATCGAATTGCCTACGTCTCTTTTACCAAACGGGCAGCAGCAGAAGCCATTCATCGAGCTGCTGAACGATTTGCTCTCCAACAGTCAGACTTTCCCTATTTCAAAACTCTGCATAGCCTTTGTTTCCGAGCCCTCGGTCTTAAGTCCGCAGACGTACTCCAAGGCAAGCGCCTCAAAGAGTTCGGAGACCTCATCGGTATCCCCGTATCGGAGCACATAAGTCTTGAAGAAGGTGGCAGCTTCGGTTTCGAAAAGGGCGACCGCATCCTATTTATGGAAAATCTCAGTAGGGTCCGGTGCATTCCTCTTCGCAAACAATATGACTCATACGACGATGACCTCTCTTGGTGGGAGGTGGACAGAGTCTCTACTGCTTTACGACGGTACAAAGAGCAGAGAAATATGCTCGATTACACGGACATGCTCGCTCTCTTTATCGAACGCGGGTTCCAACCTAGAATAGATGTTCTGTTTGTAGACGAGGCTCAGGATCTGAGTCCTCTTCAGTGGAAGGTAGTCAACAAGCTGGCCTCGACAGCTCGCCGGGTTATCGTAGCCGGTGACGATGATCAAGCTATTTACAGATGGGCAGGTGCTGACGTTGAGCACCTCATCAATATGGAAGGGGACGCTCGTGTATTACAACAATCCTGGAGAGTGCCAAAAGCTATCCAACGAGTCGCCGACGGAGTTATCAGCCGAGTGCGACATAGACGACCAAAGGTGTGGAACCCCAGACCAGACGAAGGACGTGTGGACTGGCTCGCTGACTTTGAAGAAGTCGATCTCAGTGCAGACGAGAGTATCTTGGTACTCGCCCGCAACAATATTCTGCTGCGAGGGATTGAAAAAGAGATTAGAAGCTCGGGCTATCTGTACGAGTATCGCGGTAGCAGAAGTGTCCACGCCGACACAGTGGCGGCCATTCTTTCTTGGACCGCGCTCACCCGTGGCGAATCCATAACGATTCAAGATGCGCGTAAGATGTACGAGTCCATGGGCTCACGCTCGCGCATCAAGTACGGCCACAAGGCCCTCCCCGGCTACGGCGATGAGGAGACTGTTGACATGCAGTCTCTGCGTGACCGGGGGGGGTTAATGGTGGAGGGTACCCCGCCGTGGTTCGAGGCTTTGGACAAGCTGACAGACTTCGAAAAGCAATACGTCCGGGCTGTGCTGCGGCGGAACAAAGCGGCTCTGCGCAAGGCCCCTAACATAAGGCTGAGTACCATTCATGGGATGAAAGGTGGCGAGGCGTCCAAGGTGGTTCTCCTGACTGATATGGCACAGCGTACTCATCAGGAGATGCACGAGAGTCCAGAGGATGAGTGTCGGGTTTGGTATGTCGCCACGACCCGAGCACGCAACACCCTCCAGATAATAAAACCTAAGACGCACCGCCATTTTGAGTTTGCATAGTCAGCTTGACCCTTGGTATACTGACGGAGTTAGCAGTTGGGGTGTGAGGTGATAGTCGTAATCACACGTATGGGACGCGGAGACCTCTGGCGGCATGAGACTTTTGATGCTGCTGATGAGCACCCTCTAACTCAGTATGGTGATGCGATTATTGGGTCAGGCAAGGACGTTGAGCGTCTCTACAACCGATTAGAGCTATCGGATTTGGCGAGACGATTAGGATTAACTTCTCTGGCTGAGGATGTTGATAAAGAGTTCGCAAAGCCTCGTCCACTACTGGAAAGCTACTGCGAGCTGATATGGAAGACGCTACAACGTGAAGCCAAGCCCGTACCGAAAGACCCTAAGGAAATCTGCAACCTGATCGTAAGCGACAGGCAAACAACGAAAGCACCGGAGTTTAATAAGATGGCTAGGAAGAAGAAGGAAGCTGCCGAGACGACCGAGACCCCCGTCGCCAAGAAGCGCGGTGGCAAGTCCAAGTATCATGACTCGCAGGTCGTGACACTGCTGGCCGACAAGGAAGGCAAGCAGTACGGTGGTGAGAATAACCCGAAGCGCAATGCTTCGGCCGCGCGCTTCGCGTGCTACCGTGATGGCATCACCATCGGTGAGCTCAAGACCGCGCTGGTCGATGCTCTCGGCCCGGAGGGTGCGGACAAGCTCTCTGATGACCTCGCGTGGGACGTGAAGCGCGGTTTCATCTCGCTGTCTCCTGCCCCCGCTGTGGCCGCCGAGGACGAGACGGCTGAGGCCGCTTGACGGTTGCGAGACGTCAGGTGAAGAGGGCCTTCGGTGCGAACCGGAGGCCCTAATCATATGGAGAACCCAATGATCGTTGATTGCAGCCTGAAGGCAAAGTCTTTCACTTTCAATGTGGGTATGGACGTAGGCTTGGGGTGGATCTACTTTGCGGACGTAGGTTTGAATCGTGTGTTGCGAGAGTCTATTTCAGAACAAATCTCTCAGGGAAATACTATTCATCCGGGTACTATTCCCAACGACCCTCTTTTTACCAAGGAGGCGAACGGCCCCGTCTACGATGGTGGTATCACCAGACCGTCGGATGCACAGCCTATTCCCGGCATGAGTTTTCTCCATGGATTTCTACAGAACGGTACAGCCCAGCCTCCGGTAGCACCTGATACAGAGATACCTACACCTCCGAAACCACGGCTTATGATTGTTGATGATTTCGACAACATCCGCACCCGCCTGGAAGAACTCAGGAGAGACAAATGCCTCTAACACCGAACTATGAAACGTTCAAGCTCTTTGCCACGCTGCGCCATAATATCTGGCACGCACGCCAGCGCGGCGAGCCCAAGCCGTGGACGGATGACCATGTTCTCCAAAGGTATTCGTTTACGAATGTCTTTAGAGAATTGGACAAGACGACTGTCTGGTACGCTAAGAATGTCAGAGAGAGATTCAATGCCACACCTCATGTGTTCATGGCCACTGTCCTCTTCCGCTGGTTTAATCGAATCGAGACAGGTGAGGTCATCTTCAACCAACAGGATAGTCTCGTTGGAGGTGACGTGGGCGGGGCGTATCTTGAAGCTAGGGCCACATCCGCTGACATCGAGCGAGGAGTGCGTGCTGCGCTTGGTAGCGGACCGTTCACGACGGGAGCGTATATTATCACAAGTCCAGCCGGGATGGACAAACTCAAGGGTGTCCTCCATTGCGTAGATGAAATCAATAAGAAGCGAGCACACTGGAGAGACTACTTCAACGGCAAGCAACGCACTCTTGAGGAGGCATGGCATCGGTTAAAAGCCGAGAAGCACATGGGTCCGTTCATGGCTTATGAAGTGATAACGGATCTGTATCATACGCCACTGCTGGAGAGCGCTCCGGATATCATGACATGGTGCAATCCCGGCCCCGGTGCCAAGCGCGGGCTGCTCAGGCTTTACAAAGGCGACTCTGCTGTGACCGAGCGTGGTGTCTCTATTCCGTGGCCCCCGGGAGAGTGTATCCGTATGATCTACCATCTTATGAATGATATCAATATGGATGATGACTACGACCCTGCTTTCTGGGGTAAGCCGTATTGGGATATGCGCGACGTGGAGCACACTCTTTGTGAGTATGATAAGTACCGTAGGGTGTTGCAGGGCCAAGGCAAACCACGTAACCTATATCGGGGGTGGTGACAAGGAGAAAAATATGGCTTCCGGTGTCTATGCCTTCCGTCACATCAGCGGTGCGGTCTATGTTGGCAGTAGTGAAGAGATAAGCAAGAGACGATATTGGCATCGCGTGATGTTACGCTCTAATTCTCATCACTGCGTGCGACTACAAGAACTTTTTAACAGAGACGGAGAACAAGCCTTTACCTTTGAAATACTGGAAGAGTGTTCGACGAAGGAGCTACGCGAGAAAGAACAGATATGGGCGGATAAACAGACCGACCTTATCGGTCAGAGTTGTAAAGGTTGGAAGCATACGGATGCGACGATAAAGAAACAACGTGAAGCTCGACGAGCGTATCTTATGACCCCCGGCGCACGAGAAGCATTAGCTGAACGTGCAAAGCTGCAACATGCCTCAGGAAAACTGGGACGCGCAACTTGGTCTGACGAGACACGTAAAACTGCTGAGGCAAAACAAGCTGCCGCTCTGCGTGCTCGTTGCACTAAACTCTCTGACGAAAACCTTGCCGCCATCCGTGCGTCTAAAGAGTCTCGCTCGGTAATAGCGGAGCGTTACGGTATCCGGGAAGGTACCGTTTCTGCAATACGGCTAAAGAAGGATGCATATGCACACAGGTAGGACTTGTGTAGACCCTGTGAACACGCCTAGCGTGTGCTGTACGCCAAGGGGGTGCCATGCAAACTTTCTTACCCTATGCAGACTTTGAGCGCAGCACGCATGTTCTTGATACCAAGCGGCTCGGGAAGCAACGGCTAGAAGCCAAGCAAATTCTGAACACACTCCGCAATGGCGGAGGTGGGTGGGCTAATCACCCAGCCTGCAAGATGTGGATGGGCTACGAGGCTGCTCTGGAGAACTACGGGTACTACTGCGTACTTGAGTGGACTACCGTCAGGAACTACAAGAACACGATAGAGTTCACGTTCCGACCGGGTAGCCCTCTTCCCCCATGGTTCGGCGATGAAGCGTTCCATGCGTCCCATCGCAGCAACCTGCTGCGTAAGGATCCAGCCTTTTACGGGCGGTACGGCTGGACCGAGTCACCGGACCTGCCCTATGTGTGGCCATGATCTGGGCACTTATTTCAAAGTTTCAGGACATTCTGTCCTTGATCGGTTTGGGGACCATCCTGTACTGGACAGTGAAGGTGACCTCAAAGGCAGTGCGCTGGACTGAGCGCACTAAATAAGGAGACTATGATGTTCGGCTTTGGCAATGCGGTAAAGAAGATTCAGAACGCGGCGAAGTACAAGGGCAACCTCGACGTGCTGGAGGGCATCGTTGCCTCCGCCGTGCTGGTGGCCTACGCCGATAACAGCCTGGACTCCAAGGAGGAGCAGGAAGCTATAGAGGCGATCCAGAACAACAAGTCCGTGGTGGAGGCAGGGTTCACCCCCGTTGATGTCGCCAACTGCTGGACCAAGTTCGTGAACAAGCGTCCGGGTAGCTTCAGCGGCAAGGTGCAGTTGCGCCGCGAGATTGAAGAGGCTGTGAGCCGGGCCGGTGGTGTCGCTGTCAGCGAGGATATTTTCCTTGTGGCGGCTGACGTTGCCATGGCGGACGGTGATATCGGTGATGCCGAGAAGAAGGAACTGGCTCAGATTGCCAAGGTCGTTGGTATCGACCCGAGCAAGTACGGTCTCTGATATACCCCCAGCCGGAGGGGTCCCTTTGGGATAGGTCCGGACGAGGATTAGACGGTGAGTGCCTCATGCTGAAAAAACCCCGTCAGCCGGTGGCTTGGTTTCGTACTCGCCTAAGCGCGACCGGCACCTTTTAGGAGATCGATGACCATGACCACCCCTGCCGAGCCGTACCGCTTCTGCGAGTTCTGCGGGGCAGGGCCGCGTGAGATGTCGGAGTGTGAGGACTTTCGGTGCAAGCCGAAAGTCGCCAGCCCTGCCGAGCCGCGCCGAAACCTTGCCCGCCGTGACCGCACGGAGGATTGGGACATGCGCGCAGCCACCCCGCCCGCCAGCCCTGCCGAACGCGGCGATGCGTGGGATCGCATTCTGGCTGACCCGGAACTCGCCCGCGCCCGACAGAAGCTGTCGATCCACGAAATCCGCATGATCGTGAAGCACGCGCAGGCCACCCCGCCCGCCCCTGCCGCCACGGACGAGGAGGTGGCGAGGATGGTGGAGAGGCTGGAGGAAGACGCCAACCGCCTCGATTTGCGGGCCTTCCGTTCGAGCTGCACCAGCCCGGATTGCGCGCTGGCGGCCAATGTAGCCCGTCAAGCCGCCGACCTCCTCGCCCGCGTGGCGAGGGAGCGGGATGACTTAGAGCGTAGCTGGCGAATGCGGGGCGAACGTTGCGATGAGGCGGAAACCCGCGCCACCGTCGCCGAGGCCCGCCTTGCTGAGGTCGAGAAGGAGCGGGACGAGCCGAAGGCTGCTGCACCCGGCATGTGGGGCAGAATGGCCGCGAACCAGTCCAAACGAGCCGAGCGTGCCGAAGCCGCGCTGGAGAAGGCGCGGGAGGCGCTGCGGGAGATCGTGGAGTTCAACGCGACAGAGCCTTGGCGGATCACTGCACAGGCGTTGAAAGACATCGCCCGCGCTGCACTCGCAGCCATGGAGGCCGGTGATGGCAAGTGAGATCAACGACGGCGGACCGGCGTTTCCCTTCTCTGAGGTGCCCGGCATTCATTCTGGCTGCTCTGGCATGACGCTGCGCGACTGGTTCGCGGGGCAGGTTGCTACCGGAATGGCTGCCTACAGCGGGACAACCGGCATCGCCTATGGACCGGCCGAGATTGCCGGGCGCGCTTATCAGGTGGCCGACGCCATGCTCGCTGCACGGGAGGCCGGTGATGGGCGGATATAGCTACGGCAAGCACGAGCCAACACGGAATTGCCCGTACTGCAAAACCGTTTGCCGGGCGGACTTCGTGGACATCGGCGTCGGGATGCAGCAGTGCGGCCCCTACCACTGCGACAACTGCCTCGCCTCAGAGATTGGCCCCTACGACGAAGAGCGGGCGTTGTCTGAAGTGGAGACGCGGACGGGCTGGTACGCTCCCGGGGCGGAGCCGGGCTCATCTGCCAACGTCATCGGCGGCCGGATCGTGAGCCATGTTCAGGCGCGCGAAACGTACCAGCAGGAGTTCGCCGGCAACGCGATGTGGCACGACAAGGACTACGTCGCCGAATGGTGGCGCTGCACTCGCAGCCATGGAGGCCGGCCATGAGTGATCGGGAGAGGGCGAGGGAGATGCTTACGCTCCTCTGGGGCGAGTGCGACTACGACCAAGCCGCAACAGCCATCGCCGCCGAACTCGCACAGGCGCGTGCGGAGGGGCTGAGGCAGGCGGCGGACAAGGTCGAGGCATTGGCCGACGACGAAGGCCCGGAAGGAGAGACGCTACAGTCCGCTTACAACGACCATCCGCCGAAGACCTACGTCAACGATAGGCTCCGCGCTTACCACAAGGCTCTCGCCGCCCGCATCCGTGCCCTCATCAAGGAGAAATAACAATGCATCCTGCGAAATCTACGGCTGCGAGTCAAGGAGGTGTCTCCTTCTTGATGTTGCTAGGGCTTCTGTTTCTTGGTCTCAAGTTGGCCGGATTTATAGACTGGTCATGGTGGTGGGTTCTTCTACCTTTCTACTTTCCTTTGATCATTGCAGGCTTGGCCTTCATGGTAGCCGGAATCTGTTATGCCATAGAGAAACATCTATGATCAAGATTCGGTTCTCTGTGTCTGGACCACGCGATATTGGTCGTGCTGGGGCTTTCGGTATCCATGAACTTAAGTTCATGACTAAGGCCCTCGGTATGTACGTATATGAGGCCAAGGGCAAGCCTGACGATCTGTATATGTTCCTGCGTCGGTTAGGTTACACATCTCCAGAAGCTGCTAGGATAGCGGGGTATCCATGAGCAAGGTTGTCCGATACATAGATGGGGCTGACCGTAACAATCCAGATACGGTTAGATCTCATATCTATGCCGTGACAGCCGCCGGAAATTATTGGCCCATGTGTGATTATGGATGGAACCGCAGTAACGGCAATCATTTCAGTATCCTACGGGGTTGGACGAGTGCTAGAGGTAGATGTAAAATCTGCGAACGTAATCTTCAGTTAGAGAAACGTCCTGTATTCAACGCACGCCCGCACCATACGAGGTGGATATGAGCAAGATCTATAAACATGAAGGCCCTGTCGATTTCAGTGCGGCGCTGGTCGCACTACGTATGGGGCGCAAGATCCGCCGAACAGGTTGGAACGGTGCCAACATGTTCCTGCATCTCCACAAGAATCCCAGCCACGTCATGCTCCCCGGCCTTCCGGAAGCTATTGTACATCAGCCTTACATTCTGATGTACACCGTCCAAGGAACTGCGGTACCATGGCTCGCCAGTCAGACCGACCTTCTGGCTGCGGACTGGGAGATCATGGATGAGGCTTATTTTCGTGATGCTGATCGCAGGAATAACCCTGCTCCCCACTTCAGCTAAGGCGCATAGCTGGTACGACCACGACTGTTGCTCGGATAAAGACTGCGCACCGGTCAACGAAATCAAGGAAGGGCCGGGGGGATACACGCTTCCCAACGGTGATCTGATGAAGTATGGTGATGGCAGGATACGGCAATCGGTTGACAATCAGTTCCACTGGTGCCATAATGGTGTGATCACCTACTGTCTCTACGTTCCAGGAAGGGGAATCTAATGGAAATCTGGATACCAAGTCTAGCCCGACCCGGTCATGCGGCGGCATTGGTGGATAGTATCCCAGAGCGTTGGCGTCCGCATATCCGTATCGCTTGCGATGCGGATGATGTGCACCTCGAAAGTTACAAACGGCAGATGCCGGTCGGGGTGCGAGTCCACGCATTCAAAGAAAAAGGTATAGCCAAGGTTAGGCAGGCTATAGGCGAGTCGTGTGAATCGTCCACATTTCTAATGCTGGACGACGATATCACCTTCTTCCGTCGTGAGCGTTCCGATAGCTGGTCTCTAGTGAAAGCTACGCAAGATGACGTTGGCAGAATGCTTGACGAAGTGTGGCGTCACCTTATGGGAGACTACTGCGCAGTGGGAATCGCGCCACGACAGGGCTTTAATACTCGCTCATACAAGAACGAGGAAAATACCCGAATCATCCGCACTCTGGGGTTCAAGAAAAAGGATTTTTTGGAGTGTGAGCATGGGCGCGTGGAGGTTATGGAGGATTTCGATATTCTCCTTCAACTACTCAAGAAGGGCCATCCTAATCTCCTACTCACCGGGTACGCGCAAGACCAGACCATGACGAACATGGCAGGGGGTTGCAGCACCTATAGGACACATGCTGTACACGACGCAGCAGCGCACAAACTCGCAGAGTTACATGGGGGCTATGTGCGTTTGCGGCAGAAAGTGAACAAAACAGGTGGAGCGTTCGGTACCCGCACAGAGGTGACTATATTTTGGAAAAAAGCCTTCAACCATCATGTGAGGGTTCATGCTACCGGCAACGCTGCTTGATATCTGGGAAAGGGTCAGCCCAGAACCTAACTCTGGGTGCTGGCTCTGGACAGGTGGTGCGAGCCACGGGTACGGTGTCATGCGTGTTGACGGTTGTACCGTTCGCGTTCATAAGGAAGTATGGGAACGCTTACACGGCAGGACAGATTTGTTCGTCTGTCATAAATGTGATGTTCCTTTGTGTTGTAACCCTGACCATCTTTTTGCAGGCACTCAGACGGACAATATGTCGGATTGCGCACGAAAAGGTCGTCACGGATATACTAAGCTGACACCAGAACAAAGGCTCGCCATTAAGACAGATCCACGACCTCAGTATAAAATCGCTGCGGCTTATGGTATCAATCAAACGCGAGTCAGTCAGATAAAGAGAGGCAAGTAATGGCTGATCTACCTGTTGACTGGACGGATTACTGTATTCAGCAGTTGAGATACCCTCCACCCGGTATCATCTGGGTTAATCACTGCCCCCTGCCGGGGCCGTACAACGGCAACGGATGGCGGCAGGTACAGGGGGCGCAGCCGCCCGCTTCGCGCCCGCCAGCGCCGCCCGCAGGCCCTCCGGCGGGGCCACCTAGCGGACCACCTAGCGGCGGCAATGGAGGTGACAATGGCGGAGGTGGTGATAACGGCGGGCCAGACTGTGGTGGTCCTCGTGGTGGTGATAGCGGCCATGGTGGTCATGGCTCTGACGGAGGTGGACGCAAGTGAAAATAATCAAAGCTCGGAACGTGAATGACGCATACAAGCAGGGATGGCATTTGCTTGAACAGCATGGTGTGCGAGAGCCGAGCAGGGCTGGCGATGTGATGGTTTTCGAGGAGCCGGTCACTACTCAGTACACGCACCCAACGGAGAGGGTACTTTTCGACCGGAGGCGAAATGCCAATCCCTTCTTCCACTTCTTCGAAAGCATCTGGATGCTGGCGGGCCAGAACGATGCTCGTTGGCTCGACCGCTTTGTGCACGACTTTAGTGCACGTTTCGGAGAAGATATGGGAGTCATGCACGGAGCTTATGGTTTCCGTTGGCGAAGCCATTTCGGTACTGATCAACTCGCACATATTGTTGGCATGTTCCAACAGAGCCAGTATACGCGTCAAGCTGTTCTCACCATGTGGGACCCTACGTGTGATCTCGAAGTCAGTCCTACTGTCAAAGACAAACCCTGTAACACTCATATCTATTTCCGCATAGTCGATGGCGAGCTCGACATGACAGTGTGCAACAGGTCCAACGATATGATATGGGGAGCCTATGGAGCCAACGCCGTTCATATGTCATTCTTACAAGAATGGATAGCAGCTACGCTAGATATTCCTGTCGGGGTGTACTACCAGATCAGCAACAACTTCCATGCGTATGTGGATACCATGGCCAAGATAGGTGGCGAAGCGAAATACGATGCGTACTCTATGAAGCTGTGCGAGCCGTATCCTACCCCCGGTGGTGTCAAATTCCTGTTTGATTGCCAGCAGTTCATTGATTTCAACGGCGTAGAGGGTATCTACGCTGACAAATGGTGGGATGATGTGGCGGTGCCTCTGTACAATACTCATATTCGATTCAAGCAAAAAGACTACGAGGGTGCGCGTTATGAACTTGAGAAATGCAAGGCCACCGACTGGCGGCTGGTCGCAGAGAACTATATTGGTGAGAGGGCAAGCCATGGAACCTAGCGACGTGACTATGGTGCTAGTCTTGGGGAGCATACTTCTCTCGTGGGTAGATGTTTATGCTCTCGCTGCATCGGTGAGTGGAGTGCTTTGGCTCGGTATCACCGCAGCATTCATGGCGATGGGGATGTGAAATGAGTTCTCTTACGGTTACGGTTCGTCGACGTTATTGAGGAATGGAAATGAAAGTCGAATATCATGTCTGCGACTGGTGTAAACAGTCATCAAAAGATGATCAACGAGAGTGGTACAGAGTAAGATTCGATTTTGTGCCACCACTGAAACCACCTAAATTCGGATTTATCGAAGACCGAGACATGTGTCCCGAGTGCTTCAACGAATTCCAGGATTGGGCTCCCAAATGGAATGTCCGAAGTGCAAGTCAAAAAGAATAGCTGAGTTCACGGTCAAGGGAGTGCTGGAAAACACCATAGTCACCCAGCGTCAGTTCGTCTGCCGAGACTGCAAATCGGACCTGCACTCCCCGGCCACCCCGGATACCGTCCTACAAGAACGTCATCGGAGGAAGAATGATACCGAGGTTCCTGAGTAAGGTGAGTCCCGAGCCAAACTCAGGATGCTGGCTGTGGGATGCATCAGTCCATAAATCAGGCTATCCCCACTTTTGGTGCGACGGAACCATGCTGTATGCTCATCGATACAGTTATGAGCAACACTACGGTCCTGTACCAGAAGGTATGCTAGTCATGCATCGTTGTGACGTGTGTATCTGCGTCAATCCAGAACACCTAACGATAGGATCAAATGCCGACAATCGTGCGGACTGTAGTCGCAAGAGACGAACCAACCTCAAAGGCGTGGATACAACGGGCAGAGATAGCAAAATCAACAGAACCCGTACTTCATCTCGCTCGGCGATATGGTGTCACGAGGACAGCAATCAGAAGGTGGCGACGTGGCAATTCAGGTTAACAAAGATCCTCGGTTGGCCGGGGAGGTTATGCGCTATCATGTCTGGCCGCATATAAGGCCGCAATCGGTGGCGGAACATTGTTGGCAGCTACTCCGGCTGACCCTGCGGTTATGGCCGGATGTTCCCAAGCACGTGATGGAGTACATCGTTCATCATGACACGGGGGAGGTCGCAGTCGGAGATATTCCCTTTCCTGTTAAGAAAAACAATCCGGCGCTTAAGCAGATCATGGATGAGCTTGAAGAAAAAGCACTGGCTGATATGTCTTTGAGCTTGCCAAAGCTAAGCGACATTGAGCACCGTACACTCAAGTACATCGAGCTACTTGAGATGGCGGAGTGGGGTATGGGAGAACTCCGCCGTGGCAACGAATTTGCCAGACTGGTCATGGACCGCTGCCTCAGAGCCATGGAAGACATGGCATGGGCGGGTGCTGTCCCTGAGTCAATTGTTATCGAATCCGCCGCTTACATCGCGTGGCGAAAAAAGGAGTGGGACTTTGTCGACTGAACAGCTATTGGCCGAGCGCCGCAAGACACATGGTGATTACCGCGAGCATGCTGCCATCACGCAGCAGACTCTTCAGCTTTGGATGGGTACACCCAACTGGAGTAAGCTGACCGACTGTCAGCGTGAGACGCTCCATATGGAGGCTCACAAGATAGGACGGATTCTGACTGGCGACCCTAACGTCAAGGACCATTGGGACGACATGGCTGGTTACGCAACCCTGATCAGTCAGCAGTTGGGGGAGAGTGATGAAAAGAAGCGTGCGTATGAGCAGGCGCCGCTCGGTGGCACATTCACATACAAGCCCGACCCCGCTGTCGCAATCAGCATCACCAATACCAACGACATCCATGACCAGTACCGGCGCTATGCCGAAGCCAACCGTAGCAAAGGTCCCATCGACACTTTCTACGAGTGGTCGTCGAAACAGCCTATGGTCCCGCGTGAAGACAGCAATAAGCACGCTTTTCAAGAGGAGGACGGGGCATGATGCCCGGCTATAGTCCTATCTATCACAGCGTGATGAACAGCGGCGTGATGAGTCAGGAGACTTATCACATCCTGGGAATGCAGAACGTTTTGAACAGTATTTTAGAGGAACTGAAAAATGTCAATTCTGACCGGCATCGACATCGAGGTGTACGGAATCATTTCGCCATGCGTTCGTCGCGGAGTTCATGCACAGACCGGGCTAAGTTTCGGTCTCGGTCAAGCGTGCTATGATATCTGTATCAAACAGGGGTACATCCTGAACAAGGGCGACTTCGTGCTGGCGAGTACCGTAGAGCGGTTCACGATGCCGAACAACGTGGTCGGTATTGTTCATGACAAATCGTCGCTGGTCCGCAAAGGACTAGGGGTGTTCAATACGGTGCTAGACCCCGGCTGGCGCGGCTACCTCACGCTGGAGCTCGTGTACCATGGAAACGAACCCCTCGAGATCATTGCTGGTCAACCGATTGCTCAGGTTATTTTCCACCAGACTACGCACCCTGTTCTCGGTTATCAAGGAAAATATCAGGACCAAGAAGACAGACCCGTCCCTTCCAGGCGAGAAAATTCCAGTCTGGATAGGTAACGGTCAGCACTGGATTCTTGCCGATATGGATGAGAATGGGCTTATCGTCTGGCACAGCACTGCCTATGTCACAATCGACAGGTGGTGTTTTATCGGCGGTAAGCCCAAGTTCTTGCAGAAACCCTGTAACCTAATTCCACGCGATACTCTCCGCATTCAATACAGAGTGATATGGGGCCGCGATGCAAATGACACTGTTTCCTCCTAAAACTGACTGGAAAGAGCCTGACGGGCTACCTTCTATTCCCGCCGGTATCGAAATCTCTGTGGACTTGGAGACCAAAGATGATGGACTTGCCAAAGAGATGGGGGCCGGATGGGCGTGGTCAGGAGGATATATTCTTGGGGTCGCTGTTGCTTGGCTTGACAGGAGTGTGTATCTACCTATCGCTCATCCTGATACTCGTAATATGGATCCAGGACGCGTTGGCCCATGGCTCCACGAAGTCATGCTCGGAGCTAAGGTCGTTGTCTTCCATAACGCGCCTTACGACCTAGGCTGGCTGACTACGTGGAATATGGACCCCAATGCGTATCCGATTGCGGATACGCACGCCATGGCGGTGATGCTCGATGAAAATAGGCTCTCATACTCACTTGATAATCTCTGCAAGAGCCGTGGGCTACCGTGTAAAGACGAGCGCCTTCTACGTGAAGCGGCGCTGGCTTTCGGTCTCGATCCGAAAAACGAAATGTGGAAGCTTCCAGCTCGTTTTGTCGGTCCATACGCTGAGCAGGATACAAAGTCTACACTACTCCTCTACCATGATTTACTCAAAGAGGAGGAGTTTCAGCATGTTCAAAAAGCATACGATCTTGAAGTCGAGCTTATTCCGTGTACGATTGCTATGCGTAAACAGGGCTTACTCATAGACGACCGTGCTGCGATCCAAGTGCAAGAACAACTCAGGCAACGCACTGAAGACCTGTTTGCCTTGGTACGGCACCAAGCCCCGCCTCAGGGAGCGCCAAAAAGTGGAGATGATTTTAGGAGCGCCAAGTACCTCGAGGTACTTTTCGATTCACTGTGCATCCCCTACGGTAGAACCAAGAAAACCCAGCAAGGACAGTTCCTTTCTAAAGAATTGGCTAAATCCAGCCATCCCATACCGCGTGCCATTGCTCAGTGGCGACAGCTTACTGATCTGCGAGAAAAGTTCATCGGAACTTACATCTTGGATAATTCTCACCGTGGTCGGATCCACGCCGAAATCCATCAGCTTAGATCAGACGATTCGGGAACTCGTTCTTACAGATTTAGCTACAGCAATCCTCCGCTCCAGCAAATGCCCGCCCGCGACGAGGACCTTGCTCCTCTCATCCGTGGCATCTTTCTACCAGAACACGGCGACTTGTGGATGGCCGGAGATTTTAGCGCCCAGGAACCGAGACTGACTGTGCACTTTGCCGATATCGCTGGCTTGCGTGGAGCAGCGGAGGCCGTGCAAGCCTACAATACGAACCCGCGCACAGACTTCCATCAGTGGGTCGCAGACCTTACAGGTCTTCCCCGCTCACAAGCCAAAATTATCAATCTGGGGTTGGCCTATGGTATGGGTGTGGACAAGCTGGCGTTTAGTCTGGGTATTTCTATTGATGAAGCTCGTGGAATACTGGCTCAGTATAACGAGCGTATGCCCTTCATCCAGGAGCTTTCTAACTTCTGTATGCGACGTGCCGAAGCTAGGGGATTTGTTGTACTTCTTGATGGCGCTCGCTGTCGTTGGAATCTTTGGCAAGTTGGCAAGCAAAGCCCTCGACCGTATACTGAGGCTTTAAGGCTTCAGGAAAATGGTGTTGAAGGATGGCAGGGCACTCTCCGTCGAGCTTTTGCACACAAAGGTATGAACAGACTTATACAGGGGTCCGCCGCCCGTCAGACCAAGCTGGTCATGCGCGAGTGCTGGCGGCAGGGTCTCATGCCACGACTCCAGATGCACGACGAGTTAGACTTTAGTGTTCAGAGCAAGGCACAAGTCACACAGATTGTAGATATCATGGAGAACACGGTGCCCCTCCGTGTTCCAACCGTGGTGGATGCTGAAGTCGGCATTACATGGGGCGATAGCATGAAGAAAGGGCAGAACAGCTATGAACAAGCCGCTGCACGACTCAAAGCTGCATGACCGCATTCTCGCTAACTGTATTCCTGAGCCGAACACAGGTTGTTGGCTCTGGCTCGGTGCTGATGTAGCAGACGGATATGGACAGGTTAGAGTCGAAGGACCCAAGGTACGTGTTCACCGAGCTATGTATATCGCCTGTCACGGTCCTGTCTCCCCGGACCTCGTCGTGCGGCATCGTTGTGACGTGACTGCCTGCTGTAATCCTCAGCATCTGACCATCGGAACACAGAAAGAGAATGTGGCCGATTGCATAAAGCGCGGTCGGAGAGCGGATAGCCGGGGGAGGGGAAGTAAGCTGACTGCGGAGGACGTGCTGGCTATTCGAGACGATAGACGAGTGTATCGTTTGATTGCTGAGGATTACGGTATCGTGAAAAATACAGTGCAAGCGATTAAGGCTCGGCGGATTTGGTCACACTTGTCCTGATATTGCGATGTTGGCTAGGCTGGTGGTTGTATGAGGGGGTTCTATGACACCGAACCAGCTACGTGAGATCATCGCAGACATCTGTAAGGAGGAGGTGGAGAAGCAAGCCCACTTCCTCCTTGATAGGTTTGACGGTGTACTGCGTTTGATGATGAAACAGTATCCTGAGAGCCAGCGTGGTCTGGCTCAGGCACAGGTTATCATGGGAAACTACCGCATGGTCTTTGGCGGTGATCTCAGCCCGGATGTGGTGCAACGTATTGGAGCACATGTCAGGAATGAGACACCGGAAGAAGAGGTAGCTCAGCCCAAGGTGCGGAGCTTTAAGCTCAGTGAGGAGGCTTTGGCCAAGCGTCGTGAAAAGATGCTGGCCAAGGTCATTAAGCCAGAGCCAGAGCCCAAGCCTATCCGCATCCCTAAGATTGACCTTGCCGTCAAGGCTTACAAAGAGGGCGAGACCGATATTGGTGCTCTTGCTAAAAAGTTTGAGATCAGCAAGATTTACTTGGGCAGCTATCTCAAGCGCACGGGGGTGATACCAAGGCAGAAGCCGGGCCGCAAGCCGAATGCAGCGGTGATGGAGCGCAACGAGAACATTCTGGCGCTGCATCGCTCCGGTCTGAAACCTGCTTCCATAGCGCAAATCTATGGCGTGAGCCCCAAGCTGGTTAGCCAAGTGGTTTTCCAGGCCGCTAGGAATGGCAGCGGGGCGCCGCCAGCGGCCGTGAACGGGGTGGGCGGGCCGCAGGTAGCCTAAACAATTCGCGGCCGTTGTAGGGGCCGCTACGGGCTTGGCGCATGGGCGTCAAGATGACCTACTGCCGACCATAGCAGAGGTCAATAACTTCATACTAGGGACCCCATCACTTGGCGGGTTGCCCGCCGTTCAGTTGAAGCCAATGGTCAAACTTAAAGGGGAGCCCTACGGCTCCCCTCTTTTTACCACGGTCTGTATTGGTTCACCTTACGGGCTGCGAATGCGACCCACTCCCAATCACCAGAACATCGAGACATAAAGTCTTCTTCGCACCAGTGATTGTAGAGTTCGATATCGTTACCAACTGGACTGGTAGTAGACGGAGCGGTAGGCTGCATCGTCGGTATCGGCTTCATCAAGGAACGCAATTGCGCCCTCGATAATTGTGAGGTCCCGCGTTTTCTCCTCATCAAAGCCTTCCTCCCCCGGCTGATAGCTGCGACCAAAGAAAAACCCCGTGGTCTCAGGTAAATCGTTGTCGAGGACCGCCTGCCTGAGTGTCATCAGGTTGTCCCGGTCCATGTGGATTTTCTGGCACTCGTCGACACCTTCGGCAAAAGTTTTGACGATGTAGCCGTGGAGGTTGGGATGCTCGCGCCATAGCCGAGGTCGATAATCTCCTCGACAATCGGACGACCTTTGTCGTCCTTGGGGTTCTTCTGATAGCGGTAGAAGCGCTCACCGCGCAGGTACATGTCGAGTCCCATGTTATGCTCCCATGAGTTTGTCAGCATGGTCTTGATAGCTGACAGCCTGTTGAAACCGAAGCTCACGCAGGATATTGGCGTGCATAGCTGCACGGGTGAACTCCTTTTCGGCGGAGGGCGTGATGACCGAGATATTCCGCACGGCGAGGTGACCCATGTTGATGTGGTACTCAAACCACGTCTCGTGGAAGTTGATGGCCTCACTCAGCGTCTTGTGATTCAGCTCGATCGGCACGGCTGCGCTCCTGTCCATAGCGGAGGATACTGTGCATGACGCTCGGCTCGAGCGCCACGACGGGGTCGTTGGCGTGGTGGCCCACACAGAGCCAGACCTGCCAGCCATCCCACCATGCGTAGACCCCATCACCCACATACTGCGGGTCGTGGAGGTCACTCCGGTGAGGGTGGGTCTTGGATTCTCCAGTACTCATAGCGTAGCTCCCTTTCAAGTGTGAGCGTATCCGTCTCGCTCCACGCAGACCCACATGCCTGCCCATGCGACGGCAACGGCCCCGTCACAACCGAAAGTCGGTTGGACTTGCTTGCGCCATTCGCGGTACGACATTTGGTGGCCGACGCGCGCGTCTTCTTTCGTGGCATAGATAGGGCACCTCCCATAGATCTTGAACAGTGTCTTGCGCTGCTCGCGGGTTGTGATGACCATCACGCACGTTCCTTGCGGGCAAGCTCACGGGCGCAGGCCACCAAGAGATCACCATAGTGATTCTGGATGCCGTACACGCGGAACTCGATGCCCTCGCCGTTGGGACCATCCGGCACGGTTTCGTACCGATCAACGTAGCCCTCGACATGGGCGGCGTCCAAGAGCCGCACAAGCCACTTGGCAGTACTCACTGACACGGTGTAGGTTATGAACATCGTTACCTCCATGCCTTACCTTGGCTATGGTGGCAGTGTTCAGCTACGATCCGCAAGGGGTATGGGGATGATATGACCCCACGTATCCCCACGACGGATACGGAAAATAGCCCACTGCGTCACACCATGCTTGGCGGCTAGAGCTTTAGCTGACATCTGGGGATTACGCTTGATATCACGGACCTGTTCCTCAGTCAGTGAGGCCGCATAGCGGGTAATCGTTTGCCGCCCACGCTTGACCATGTCCTGTGAATTGTCTTTGTGAGTACCGATAATAAGATGGTCAGGATTAATACAGGCTGGATTGTCACAGGTATGTCGAACGACCATACCCGGCGGAATCGGACCCTTGGTACATTCGTACATCACGCGGTGTGCACGAACGGTCTTGCCTTTCACCTCCAGTTTGGCATATCCTATCCCAACCTTGCTCAGATTACTGACCCAGCAATCCCCAACATAGCTGACTGACTTTAGGAGACGTTCATACATGATCGACGGTGGTCTCCGTAAACTGTTTCACACGAAGTTGCCTCACTTCCATTTCCAGGCGATAGAGACCGGGGGGACTGGTAGGGGCATACCAGACTCAAACTATTGCTACAAGGGTATCGAAGGCTGGATAGAATTCAAAGTCACAGACGGCTGGCTCTGTGACCTGCGGCCTGAACAGGTGGCGTGGCACCTCAAGCGTCACAGGGCCGGGGGGAGGACGTGGATCGCCACGCGGAGGAAGCATGCAGGCGGACCACGCAAGGGCGACCCTGTTGATGAACTGTGGATCGCCCCCGGCAAGCTGGCCAAGGACCTTCAAGAAAAAGGTCTCAAACTTATTCATCCTCAGCTGTTAAAGTTTGATACGCCATGGAACTGGACGCAAATCGAGAACCTGCTGCTAGGATTATGATAGCGGCAATAATCCATGCGATGACCATGACCACAACCACCCCCGGAAACCGGACAGGTATCTCGTGATCGTCAGGATCATAGGGTGTCATGCTAACCTCGTAAGAAAAAGGCCGGGCACGAGGCCCGGCCAGTCTGGGAGGAAACGCCCCAAGGAGGGCATGCTTAGTACGCCTTTATTCATCGTCGTCTGGCAAGCTCTTTTTAATGGGTATTACTTCTAGCTTGGAGTGAGCTTTTAGCACAGCCCTGCACTCGAACATGACAAAGACATCAGTCATCTGCTTATCGCCATCGCGGATATATAGCATGGCTTCGTCACGTGCCTGGAACACTGAGAGCTCATAGTTGTTGAGAGACTCTCCATCTCTTGCGACTTGGTCGATGTCATCGACTACGACTACCATGTAGAAGATTTGGCCATTTATGATGTTCATCCGTATCTCCTATTCTTTCCAAAGGTGATACGCGCCTGAAGGATTTCAGCCGCATTCATTGCTGCCTGTACTGTCGCCCGCAGCGAGGGTTCTAGTTCTTCCAACTCTTCTTGTGTCCAGTTGGCCCGTCCTAGAGCTTTATATCTCTGTTCTAATCGACGGATTACGTACTCCTTGCGTGCATCGATAGTTGGAAAGATGCGCGAGCCAAGGATCATATTGCAATCTACACAAGAAGGTACACCTCCTGCTGTTGTTCTCTTGCGTTTCTGCACCCAATCAAACGACCGAGGTCGTGTATGATCTTTAGTGAAGGCGCGAGAGCCACAATAGGTGCAAGTGCTCGTCATGGTATAGCCCCGCTGGCAGGCCCGTGGGTGGTCAGACTGTGCTGCCCGGTACCTGCTACCTGCGGGGCTGTTCGCGACCGCTGGCGGTGCCTTGCTGCAATCGCGTGGGCACTATCACAGTAGGGCATGCCTAGGGCCGTGTAGCGCCCACAGTGACCGCAGCGTTGGACTGGCTTCTTCGCCAGTTCCAGCGCTCTTTTCTCCTCCTGTATTGGCTCATTGTCATTCTCGGCTGCACGTACGATCAGCCACTGGATGAACAGGTGTATGGGTAACTGAGCGAACTCTCGCTTAGTTAGTCGTGGATCCTCCGCGCACCAAGTCATGAACTCTTCCAGCATGTCGCTAGCGTTCAGGTACTTGTTGCGACGCGCACGCAGCTGATTCTCAAGGTCGCGGATGTGCTGCCGCAACCGTATCAACTCATAGTCCTTGGCATCATCGTACTGGTTAGACCAATACGTCATGCTGTGAGGATTGACGACATTCGTAGTGCTAGTCGCGTTATTGAGTATGAACGTGTTCGTAGTGCTGCTCGTGGTTTGGTTCATGATAAAGGGTATGAGAGTGCTGCTCATAGCTTATCCAGCCAGCGCTCACGGATGAACCAACTGGCCGAGTTCGTCTGTGCCTTCAGCACGGTATGCTTCCAGACACGACGCGGCTTCGTGTTGGGTCCACCGATCGAACTGTTGTGCCGGTCCTCTGTTACCTTGCCACCTTTGATGACACGGAAATGAGTATGCCCGCAGTGTGGACATATGATCTCGTGGTTGCCCTCGATGTCATAGTCGAGAAGTGCCACGAAATCCTTGGTGCATTCGTGGCAATAGATGTCCGTGCGGACTTCACCACTATGGGTGTACGGATCTACGGACATAGCCGGGCCTTTCACGGGGAATGAGTCTGGGATTGTTGGGTCTCCACTGGCCCGTCCGATAGGCCCGATATATGGAATAGGAGACAGTACCCAACGGAATGCTGAGTTCGTCAGCTATGCGTTGAAAGGCCCAGCCTTTTTCACGCAGCTTGCACATCCTCTCCATCAGAATCGTATCGACGTAGTATCTCGGTCTCTTCTCTGACATCGATAAGCCTCACGTCCTTGATTGCGCTCACATCCCAGACACACCCGCTGGCACAGTCCCATCCGTAGTACCAGAAGCTACCATCATGCAGCCTACGATCCCAGATATAGGGAGTAATCAGTATCCCCTTATACTCCAAAGCTACTTCTTTCCATTTGATATAGGTGTTCCACCGCGGACCATTACCGTATTTCGCGGTAAACCAATCCAACGATTCTGCGGAGCCTAGACACAGCAGCGTGGTCTCATCGATTTCTACCTCGTGAACATGGGTCAGGTGACCACAGCGCCAGCCCTCACCCACGCACCACGCTTCCCAATTGTCATCTTGATTGGGTGGTGTGATCCAGAAGCCATCAGGCTTGCAATTGGCGTCACGGGCTTGACCCTTGTTCCTGAGGTCGATATGGCGGACTTCGCCAATGGAGTAGTGATGCCAGATCATAGGTTCTTCTCAATGTAGTCGGCGATCTCGTCGAAAGATTTCTGATGCTCGTCAGTATCGTTCATACTGATAAGCAGTTCCTGAGACTCAGCCGGTAGGCCAATGTCGGAGCCCATGCCCCACGGCAGACGACCACCACTGCAATGACTGTGATACTCATAGTATGTTGACTTGAGACCATCGTCATCCTTGTGGACCCAGCGACCCATACCACTGACGTCGCACAATACGCCGAGGCAGCAGTAGGTATCCTCGCGGTACACAGACTTGAGCATGCCGCGTCCTTGCCGATAGTCACCAGAGCGGAGCGCAGCAATCCACTTGGCCTTGAGTTCCGGGTTCATACCTCTCTACCTCCAGTGATACGGGATGAGGAAGTGCCACGCACCAGCATGACACGGCTGACCGGCGGATTGGATTTCTCAATCCGGCAGATAGTCGCGTTCCAGAACATGTCGCGCCACGCACGCCAGCCGTCACGGATAGATTGCTTCTCCTCTGTTTTGAAGGTGGCCGCATCATCCATCAGCTGGCCCCTGTCCTCTAGCGCACGCACCAGCTGATACTGGACATTCTCAACAGGCTGGTCGGTGTCGACGATGACTTCAAAGATGTAACGTGTCATCCGAAGATCCTCCGAATAGCGTCCTCAAGGCTGTTCTTCATAGCCTTGGCGTTGGGGGCTGGGCGATTAATCCGCTCGCCTTTCAGACGCAGGCGTTGCGCCACACGCTCAGCAGCGGAGATAAGCCCCCCGGCTGACGCTGGCCGAGAGCCGGGGGGAATGGACTGGACCACCTTGGACCACGGGAAGGGGGTCTTGTCATGCCAGATCCACTTGTCGCCCTGCGGCTTCTTGGGATCATAGCTGTAGAATTTCTCGAAGTCCTTCTGGGCCATGCCGTCGCGGTACTCCAGCGGCGGCTCTTTGTTGAGCTCGAACACGCTGTAGATCACGTGACTGTTCTCAGTCGCGTGAACTAAAATCAAGCTGCCGTCCTTGTGCTCGGCCCAGCAGCCCATTGCGAGAATATCTAGATTTGCAGGATTAGATCCTGGGACACTGTCAGTTGCCATGAGCCTCAGCCCTCTCGTTAAGACTCTTTGCACTCTTGCGCGCCACATCCAACAGTTTCTCCTGCTGAGGTAGGGGCATCTCAAGAGCTTGAACGGTGGCGAAAGCAATGATGAACATATGCTTGGCCAGAATACCGTTGAAGGCCGGTCTCGGGATACCCTCCGAGGCAGCTACCTCTGTGAACATGTGCACATCACGAACGATCTTGACCATGAGGTCGTCGACCATGTCGTCTGCCTTGCGTTGCAAGGTGGGGTCCGCAAGAAAGCGAACAATAGCATCGGCGCTCATTTCTTGTAGATCTCCGAGATGGCGCGCTTGCGCTCGGCGGGGGTGCGGGGTGCCTCGCCCACAAACTTCCACTTGGCGGGGCGAAGACGCCACTTCAGCTTGGGGTAGCGGTCGATAATGTTTTGCTTGAGGCCCCAGAAGCGCATGAACTTACCTTCATGCGTGAACACGGCCCACATGGGCTCTTTGCCGCCGACAAGGCACACGGCATAATGAACGACGGTGCCGTTCTCACGACACAGGGTCCAGATACCTTTGAACCCGAAAATAGCATCAACAATAGGCTGAATATCGAGTGGGGTGCTGTCGTCCTTGACGAGCTTGAGCATGGTGTCACTCCGGTTAGCTGCCTTACCTTGGCCATGGTGGCAATGTTCGCCACCATGACACAAGGGCCAAAAACTACGAAGGATCTGTCATCCGCTCGATCAACTGCTCAAGGAATTTGACACGCTCTTCAAGCTGAGCGATACGCTTTTCGGTGATGCTGCCGTAGGTCGGAGCTTCGCGCAGCTTACCGAACATCTCACTGCGGATACGCCCGATATGACTGAGTGTGAGTTTAGGAATCTCCTTTTGGAGTTCACGCGCCATGTGGGTATCGGTATCCGTGGGGTCTGTATACTGACAGAAACCGTCTTCGCCCACGGTGATGCGCTGTTTCAGAAACTCGTACACCTTTATCTCTTCCGGGAAAGAGAGGTGAGATCGGGTGATTTTCTTGTCCTTAGATTGGGACACAAGTTCCTCTGCTGTCATAGAATTGTCTTCTATGAACTGCCGGGCATGTGCCTTGGTCATGTGCGCTGCGTTGATACCATGTTTCCGTCGCCACTCCTCCCATGCAGGGTGTTGCGTGATGGCCGAGCGCAGGTCTTCCATGTATATCCCGTTCATGGTCATGACTCCTTGTAGTGATAGTGGAGACGTTCGATGGCGGTGAGGGGATAGATGCAGTGCGTGACCCACGCCACACCCTCCTCCTCATCGAGCACGCGACGCTCGACCTGCACCATGTTGCTGAGGAATGAGAGACGAAACTTGGTCATCTCAAAGACTGCGCTACCCCCATCGGGGGTAGCCAGATAGATACGGACGCTGACCAGCGTGGCCATCACACGGCCTCCGTCTTGAGGAAGTCCATGCCCTCGTGAGCCACGCGCAACAGGCGGGCGACCACGTCGTCCTTGCGCTTGGCCTCAGTGCCCATCCAGCTGGAGGTCAGGCGCGTGTCCTGCGTCCTGCCTGCCATGTGGTCAGCGTAGTACGTGACTCCGTTGAGCACGCCCCATGCCGTGCCGGGATCAGCACCGGGAGCGTTGACGATGGACGTCAGGATCATGTTCATCGGATTGTTGGGCTGTGTCTCGCCACCGATCAGCTTATCGATATCGGTCATCGGCTGGTAGGTGGGCTGGAGGATACGCATGGCGTCCTCCTGACTCAGGTTGAGCTTGGTCAGGACGGCTGCGTTCTTGTTGAACTCGTCGATGGCCTCGTGAGCAAGGCCGAACTGCTGTTCAACTATGTCTGCATTGAACTCATAGCCGTGGTTGATGCGCAGCACGAGCTCAGCCTGCCCCTGCATGGCGAGGCGCAGAGTGTTCATGCACACCACGCGCACCGCAGTAGTCTGCATGAGCGTGGCCTTGCCGAACTTGTGGGAGCCCATCAGGAGAATGTAGCCCTTGATTTCGTCACCGCGCGGGGTCTTGAACCCATGCTTGAGGTTGGCCAAGCCCCAGACAATCTCACCACCCCGGAGCGCACCCGCTGTCTCCATGGTGGCACCGCCGATTTTGACGTACTTGTCAAAGATCTTGAAAGTGTCCTCGTTCTGATGGGGCTTCCAGTCCTTGCCGACGATATCCATCAGCTTGCCGTCGGTCTCGCGGACCAATGCGGCCTTGCCCTCGACAGTCAGGACCTGCCCGCTGGGTGCGGTATATGTGAGAGCCCGCTTTTCCACTCGCCAGTCGAGCTTGGCGCGTTTCAGCACCTCGGCAGGAGGTGTGTCAGGCGGGAAGGTGTCGCCGAGACCGTGCCATGGGACATCGGTACCCTGCGCATAGACCATGTGATTGTTTTCGAGTTCGTGAGCCATGATAGTCTCCTATGGATGTGCAAGGCTCCTGCCTTACACACCCATAGCAGCGCAGTTCATGGGCGAGGTGCAAGCTCGCTATTGGCTTGGCGAACGTAGCCTATCGCGTCTTCCAAGGCAGCGATATCACGACGCAGGCTGGCGTTGATCATCACCTTCTCCCTGACGAGATAGGCTTTGGTGGGAAGCTCGTTGAGCATTTCTTTGCGTGAAGTGATCAGTGACCTTAATTGGTCTATGACCTCTTCAATCGTTAGGACTGGACGGGAGGTTTTCGAACTCGTCATCGGCGTCAGCGATGTCTGGTTCTTCGAGGGTTTCGTAGGGTTCGATATCATCGGGTGGTGGTGCTCCTTGCCATACGGACATCCAGTCCTGATAGTTCTCACCTGTATCTGATTCCTGCCATTTCTCGCTCTTATCGTCGTAGAATTCCTGCTGAGCGTCAGTGATCTCCTCGTGCAGGTCTCTCATTTCTGCAAGAATACCATTCACGGTATCAACTTGTCCATTCAGCTTTTCATCTATCAGAGCATTGATGTCAGTGATGATGTCAGTGAGTTTCTCATACTCCTCTGTAAACTGCCTCACGAGATCAGAGCGTCGTTGTTCGTGGTCTTTGGACAGGGCTCTCATTCGTGGGTCTCCAGCGTGGTGAACTCGACGTAGTCAGGGGTGATAAGGACAGGACGCATGAGCGCGATGCCGCTGTTCCTACCATAGTCGCTGATCCAGATGGGCACGTTGTCATGCATCACGAAGTCGCCGCCCTTGTAGCCCTCCAGCGGCTTGTTGTGGAAGGATTGGATATCGCTCATCAGTGAGCCGAGGGTGTGCTGCTCGTCAGTCGGCTCAAAGGCGAGGTCGCTATAATAGCCTCGGTAGCTATGACCATCGTAGAAACAGCCTCCCCGGTCCAGCCGATAGGGCGTGTCAGGGTGCAGCGGTTTGATGATCTCGATGAGCTTACCGAGAGTCATGTGATACTGTGCTCTGGACTCCATGTCCATGGCGTTCATCGCATTCACCATGCGCTGGATAGGATGATCACTCATCGTCCTTCTTCCTCTTTCTGCTTTTCTCGCCGCCCTTGCGTCCACTCTCTGCGGCGAGCTTGGGGTTAACACTGAAGCTGCGCTTTTCCGGGGGGATGTTACGTCCTCCTTTGGCTCCTGCTGCGCGGGCGAGCTTTGGGTCTTTGCTGAAAGAGCGTTTCTCCTTCGGCACGGACTTGCCGCCCATGCGGGCGATGGCCTGTCTCTTCTCAAGAGACATGGCTGCGAAACCTCTAGGCATGACGTTGTATCCTTCGTATACGGAGTTCTAGCTCGAGGCGCTCAATCTGGCTTGTCCGCAAGCATGTCTTCGATCAGGGTGGCTATCTGCTCGAAGCTATAGCCGCTGTCGTTGCGGTTGGCGAGGTCACGAGCATCTGTCTCTGTGAGACCGACTTTCTCGAGATACTCTTGGGGTGGATAGCCAACGAGGAGCTTGTCGGTGAACTCATCCTCAGTGTCTTCCTCATCACTATCAAGGAACACGGTGCGCGGATTGGGATTCATGTAACAATAGCGTCCGGTAGAGTCGGAGAGTGTCGGTGCGACCCAGCGCATGGGGTCGACGATGTCACACAATACACCGAGGCAGCAGTAGCCTTCCCTGAGGGCATGGTCTGTGGTATCGCGCGCCTCAATCTTGCGCAGATGTCCCGTAGTCTGTGAGTACTTGCCCGAACGCAGAGCGTCGAGCCACTTACGTGCGATTTCGTTTGGCATTGGGAGGTCCCCAGTCTAGGTGGTGGTAGACTTGAGGCACTCCTTCGAGTGCCGCGAGTCTACGCATAAAGTCCGGCAGTGCATCATGCTGGAACATGATGTTGCCGTGGTGGGAATCAAGCCTGTATGGGACCGGGCTTGGTGAGGTACTCGGTGAAGTCCTCGTCAGTACCGAGTCCGGTGAGAAGAAGTTCTCGATCAGCTGCTGACCAGTGCGGTAACGCGGACTGGATGGTGCAGCCAGTTTCCTTCCAGTTAAGGATGGCGCGTGCCTCATGGGGAGTAATGACCTTCTCGGTGACCTTGTTGCTGAATATCGGATTGGGGATGACCTTCAGGGTGTAGGTATCATCCGTGATGTTGTACTTCATCTGGAGTTGAGGGCGCATGGGTCGTACTCCTGTTGCGCGTTGCAGAATAAGCTACGGCTTGTCCGTGGTATCAGGCAAGGTCGTTGTAGTCCATTAGAACTCCATGGACCGCGTCGTGCTGTTCGTTACGAGTAAGGCCCGCTTTCAACAAAATGTTGCGAATACGGGCTTGGACATCAATCACACCCTGCGTGTTGTAGACAGGGAGCTGATAGTCGTAGGGGCGCTCGGCCAACCATCGCTGCACGGCGGCGCGGCTGGTCAGCAAGAGACCATAGTGGTTGCCGAAGCGCACGGCACCATCGGTATCGTGATCCACCTTGGGGAGAATGGTGGATGTCTTGGGCTCGCTATTGAATATATGGACGATAGCGCGGTTGATGTCATCAGCCTCAGCTATATCGCGGACCATGGCGGCGCCATTGTCCTCGTCGAGTTCGAACAGGACACAGCGATAGGCTTTGCCGTGCTTCTCGGTCAGGGCGAGGTAGGGGTAGCTCATGTCGTACTCCTCGGTTTGGTCTTTATGGTCTGCATTCGGCCGAAGCGGGGCTTGGCCATAGCGCCACTGTAGGGCAAATCGGTGCGGAGGTTAAAGGCGGGCAAGGTCTTAACGGGGTGCCGATAGGCATCCTCTTTAAGACGTTGGGTTGTTGGGGGGTCGCAGTCGAAGGGGATAGGACCGTCGGTGTCGTAGAGGTATTGGGCAATCTGCATACAGTCTTGGAGTTGGTAGTAGGTCGCTATTCGAGTATAGCGGTTGGATGATTCGGCCTTGAGACGGAGGGTATAGGTGGAATTTGGGTTGCTGCGGATGCGAAAGCCGGGGGGCTGGAGTGGGGTTTGGGAGGGGTGGTATCGGGCGATATAGGTGGGGTCGTGGGTCTTGTCGGTGAAGGTCCAGAATATGATGTTGGGAGGGATGTAGGTGTTGATCGCACGGAGGACGTCTTGGTAGGTTCGGTATCGCTCTTTCGGGGTGTTAGGGCATTGAAGGATATAGCAGGGGTCGGGTTGTACGTGACGAGTGATTATGATGGGTTCGCCGTTCGGGGGATATATACCCTCCCAACGGTTGCGGGTGACTTGGAGGATACGGTATCCGTCACGTGAGGGTTTCATGATGTCCGATATTGGTTGTGGGTTGCGGTGGCGCGGTCGCGTCTATCTGTGCATGCCTACGTGCGCGCGGTGACACAGTTTGTGGGGGTTGACAAGTGGGGTGCGCGCATAGTTATATAGCGTGAGGTATGCATCATATGCATCGTCACAAGGGGTGTGCAAGGGGGAATAATAGTGAAGTAATATGGTGGGGTATTGAGTGCGGCAGAGTATTTTATTCATGTTAAATGACGTAACACGAAGGCGGGGTGAGC